TTATTCGCCGTACGGGCTGGTTTTGAGTTGTTGCAGAAGGCGCAGGCCGATCCAGCGAACTACGGTGACGGCCTTGCTGTTGCCGATCGCCTTGTAGCGGGGGCCGTCCGGGCATTCGCTGGCTGGCTTGCCGCGCCAGGGGATCAGCGTGTAGTTGTCGGCCATGCCTTGGAGGCGTTCGCACTCGACTGGAACCAGACGCCGGACCTGGGTGGGCGCAAGCAGGGCAGGTGGCGGGGAGCAGGCGTCCAGAGAAGCCGTGTATTCCTCGTACCACTTGCCAGTGCCGAGGGCCGCCGTGTGATGAAGCTTCGTCTAGTAAGCGGGAACGATAGGCTGCCCGCGACCTGTCCCATCCTCGCTTCCGTCGAATCCCTCAGCCTTCAGCGTATGGGTGATCTCGCCGGTGATGCAGACGGCGACCTGGCCGCCGTCGTTGGCGTGGCTGCCTGAGTGATTCATTGCGCGCAGGGTCGGGGCGATTTCCCCGGCGTCGGCGCCGTGATCCTTGCAGGAAAACGCAAGCACTGCGTTTTCCTGGCCGCTGTTCCTGCCTAGGGCGAAGGCGAGCTTATCGCTGACACCAGGGTCTTGCGTGCCATGCACCACAAGCAGGCCTGACTCGGCGTCCTGGTTGGTCGCGCTGCCAGCGGCCTTGCCGTTTGCGTTGAGTGTGCCTGCGATCAAGTGCCCCGCCTGGGCCTGGTTGTCATCAGCGCCGCAAGTGCCAACACCGTTCGCAGTCAGTGCAGCCACCGGCTTGTCCTGGACGAAGAAAGTCTCGCTATCCAGATCGTTGCGGCCTTCGTGATGGGTTAGGGTGCCCGCCTTCTCGATAGAGCCGGACATGCGCCCGGCGCCGAAGGCGGGGATGCCGCCGAACATCGATACCGCGGGGCCGAAGTCGCCTTCGCAGTTCGGGCAGCCATAGGCGCCTAACTTCTCAGGGAAGACGTGCTCACATCCTTCTCCGCACTGGAGCGCAGGGCCGAAAGGAGCTGTTCCGGTAACGTCCTGCCCCTGGCCTCGGCGCGGCGCAGTATCCCGGCGCACGCCTTCTCGCTCAAAAAGTACCTCGGTGGGATCGAACCCGTCTCGAGCACTTGCGACAACGAACACACGACGGCGTCGTTGGGCCAGGCCGAAATATTGGGCGTCCAAGACCCGCCACGCGATTGTTCTTTTGGGTCCATACACACAACCAGCGTCCTGCCATTTTTTCCCTGGAGGTCGCAGCTCGCAGTCTTCCCCAGCAAGCGCGCCAAGAAAGCATCCGAAGGCGTTCCCTTTGTCGCTGAGGACACCGGGGACGTTCTCCCAGACGATGACGCTGGCGGGCTTTCGCTGGCCGGCGCGAACATAGTCAACTGCATCTGCAAGCTCCACGTATTTGATGGTGAGGGCGCCGCGCGGGTCGGTGAGGCCTTCCCGCATACCAGCGACAGAGAAGGCCTGGCATGGGGTGCCGCCGACCAGCACGTCCGGCGCCGGGATCTTGCCGGCCAGCACCAGGGCGGCGAGCTTGGTCATGTCGCCGTGATTCGGCACGTCAGGGTAGTGATGGGCCAGGACCGCCGAAGGGAACGGCTCAATCTCGGCGAGCCAGGCGGCGCGCATACCCAGCGGGTGCCAGGCCTGTGTCGCAGCTTCGATGCCGCTGCACACGCTTCCGTAAGTTATGGGCATGATGGCTCCTCGCCGGTATATTGCGATAACATTTTGTGGAGGGGTAGGGATGTCTGTTTGGGAATGGCTCAAGGAATACAATGGAACAGTTGCTGTTCTGATTTCCTTAATTACAGGTGGATTTGCTCTATATCACTACATCAGTATCAAACGGTCGGAAGAGGAGGCCAGGCGTTTTTCCACCTACCATAATCTTATCCAAGATCTGAACATTGGGAAGGACAAGGACGCCCAGTATGTAGACCGGCAGATGGCAATAATTTTTGAACTTAGAAATTTTCCGGAGTACTACCCTGTAACTCTTCGTATATTGAATCGCTCCCTACCTCGCTGGAGAGCATTTGCAATAACTGGATCAAGCCCCCTGTCACCCTATTTGGTGCCAGAAGAAGTTGTACTAACCATCAAGTACATTAACCGGGTGATTGAGGAGCGGAGTTATCTCTGTACTCCTGAAGAAGACCGCCAGTAGCTGGCGCCTACCTGTCTTTCGACTAGGCTGCCTGAGTCTCCTGCTTTGGCGGCCACTCCGAAAACCCCACCCTAGGCGCCTTCGTCTTCGGGTTGATGATCGGCTTACCCTTAGCGTCCACCAGCACGGCCTTGGCTCTGATCTGCATGTCGCGGCACCTCAGAGTCTTGCGGGCTAACTCAATGAACTGCTCGGCGTACTGCGGGGCATCGAAGAGCGGTGAGAGCTGGCGGACTGTACCCCCCCCATAATCTTCTCGGTGCGCTTTGCGACCAGTTCCAGCCATTCGGCTTCTGGGATCGGCTCGACACCGCCAGGAGCCTTCGGGTTCTTCCGGGTGCCGGCCGTTTTCTTGCGGGCCTCGGTCTTGGCGACATCAAGGGTCATTCCAAACACAGCGAAGGTGCTCATGGGTTATCTCCAAGCGTGCGCCTGCCTCGCCGGCTGGCGTGATTCGTTGATATGGGGTATTGGTATTTGGCTCAGAACTGATCTGGGCTTTCGATAAAAATTCACTCACCGCAAGCAAGGAGCAAGAAATGGGTATTTTCGATTCGTCCAGCAATGACAACCGACAAGGGGTTATTTCCACCGGCGGTCAGAAGACTACAGGCGGCCACGACCACCGAACGAACACCGGAGATGACCGGACTCCCGCGCAGAAGAAAGGCGACAAAGAACGTCGCAAAGACTGATTTCGTCAGCCACTGGCGCTGCGTCATGGAATAAATCCATCTGCGCGGCGCCATCTAATGAGGCATTTTCCCGGCGGCGACTGCGATGAGCACGAAAACCGATGTGGAAGCGATACGCTTGATAGGCGATGAGGTTGTCCGGCTGCTCAGCCTTCCTGATGAAGCGCTCGAAGCTGAGGTGCGCCCAGGACTTAAGTTGATCGCTGACCTGGCGAAGTGGCGTGACCTCGCCGGCCTGCCTGCTACTGAGCCGGCTGGCGTGATTCGTTAATGAGTGGGCTCATATGATTTCCCGCAGAACCAAAATCAGAAAATGAAGTCTTCATATTGGTTTGCAGCCATTAATTAAAACGGACAAAAAATCATGAGCCTAATTGACTGCCCTGAATGCTCTGCAAAAATCTCTGATAAAGCCTACTCCTGCCCCCACTGCGGAAATCCTTTTCGCGAGCCGCCATCTGGCCGCTATTTCAGCGAAAAAAACATTGGGCAGATTGCCGGGGTTACCGGCGTCTGGCTAACAGCTCCTTGGCTCGCACGGATGGTGTTTGGAGTCGTCGCTGTGATTGCGATAGCGGCAGTTTTCATAGTTCGCTCAAGCTAGAATCTAAAAATATCTGCGTCCGAGATTGATATGGGGTATTACGGGTTACCGGCATGGAGCCGGATTAAGGAGAGCTAGATGAGCGAGAAGCCTTCAGACTGTGAAGTGGCTAAGCTGATTGGCATAACCGAGAACGAGGTCGGCACCTATCGTGTCAACTCCGATCTGAGGCCTGACGGTCGATGGCTCATCTATTTCGGATACCAGATGCCTGTAGCTTTGCGCAAAGGCCTGACTGGGAGCTTCACGTTCTTAATGCCTGAGATAGGCTAAGCGCAATCTCAAGCGGCCTTGCGCTGCCCCAACACTAGTTGCCGCGCTGCTTCAAACTCGCTGCCGAGGATCTCGGCGGCGCCCTCGATGCTCTCGTTTCCATCCTCAAGCCTGAGGCCAAGGTTCAGGTACACGACCCCATCCAACTCGAAGAACACGCCGCCGCACATCCACAGTGCGCCAGGGTTAAGGCCGATCGCCTTCCAGGCTTCGTCCATGTCGATACTGGCGGGGCAATGCTCCTTCCACAGTGCCGAAAGGCGCTCATGCTCTGCGACCTGGGCGGCGCGCGCTTCCTTTGGCGTCCCTTTCGCGGGCTTTGCGCTGGAGCGTAACGCTCGGTAACCGTACTGGTCAGGACGGCACCAGTGCACATCTAGATCACGGCCTGCGCTGAGCTTCACGCCGCCGACATAGCTTCGATTGCCTGAGCGCATAGGCGAGGCTGCACCACCAAACACCTGGCCAAGCTTGGCGCGCTGGGCGTCCCACTCTTTACGCTTGGCATCCCACGCGATTACCGCGGCAACAACGGCCGGTGCGGTGGTCTTGTACATGTAGTTGCTCATGGATTACCTCCAGTCAGGCGCCGCCCTCCGGTGGCCGGTGGTGGCAATTTGGTTTGGGTTGGGGTATTACGGGTGACCGGCATGGAGCCGGATCAGGCGGATACTGCGTCTTCGAACTTGATAAGCAGGCTGCGGGTGTCGTTGGTGCAGCCGTCTTCTTTGACGCAGTACATGGCCGGGGTGTGCTCGTAGACCCGCGTGATCACGCCTTGTTTGACCCTGGTGCCAATAGGCAGCGGCGGCTCGGGTTTGAACTCTTCAGCCCATGCTTTAACCGCCAGGTCCTCGGCCCGATCTACGAGATAGTCGACCTCGTCCAGCGCTTCCATGTCATCCCGCGTGGTGTCCCAGGACGCATACTTATCGAGTTCCTTTGCCAGCTCAAAGCCGTCCATGTGCCGGCGGAAGTGCTGGGCGATGGTTTCGGCGTCTCCATTGATCTTTTCAGCAACGACGGCGCAAGCATCGAGGATCATTGCTTTGTCAGCCTTAGGGCGGGGAGGAATGGTGTTCATGGATTATCTCCAGTCAGGCGCCGCCCTCCGTGATATCAGATGGAGGCGGAATGATTGATAGCGTTACTGGGTGGGGAAATTTACAATCTCTGTCTTATCATGGAGATGAATAGATGTTCCCTAAGTACGTGCGCCCGGTTGGCTATGGTTTGGTGGTAGTAGGAACGATCTCACTACTATTTTCGGCTGTCGAGTTGTTTGCTGGAAGAGATTCTCTGTTCGCCTTGGCTAAATCAGCAGTGTTTGTTCTGGTTGGTGTTTGGATTATCAAGAGCGCAGTGAAGGTCTAGCTACATCCCAAAGTGCCAATTTCACACAGCTGTCGCCCTCCGTTACCGGATGCAGCGAGTAGGGTGGGTTATTCGTCTTGGTAGATGCGAAGGGCTTCGCGGTTATAGGCGAGTTGCAGTTTTGCCGACACGTTTTCAGGTATCACGTATTCGTGTCGTGGCGGCGCCAGGAACTGCGCCGATCCTGCTGGGCCCAGGCCGTGCAGGTGGTGAATCATCAAGGTCATGGCCTCGCCCTGTTCCTCGATTCCGTTCCAGGCCATCAGGTCAGCCAAGGCTTGGCGGGTGCCGGCCATGGTGTGGAGTCGCAATTCTTCCTCGCCGCGAGTCTTTCGTCTCGCCGCAGTCTTTGCTGATCGTTCTTTCTGCGCGGCAGCCATGGCCTACCTCTTCTATTCCGCTGGCCGGCAGTGCGAGCCAGGTTGGTCGGCGTCTCGCGCTGACCTGTTTATTGATTCGCTTCAAGCTGCGACCTTCTGCTGATTCCAGGCGCCGACCGCTTCGAAGATCCGCGCGGCGTGCGCCTCGTCCAGCGACATCGCTTCCGGAATGGCGATCCATCCCGAAGCCACCATCTGGCTTTGATTGGCCTCGTCGCGCAGTTTCTTGTAGCAATGCTCGATTACGTCTTCCAGGTGGTCGGAGAGGTAAACGCCATCTGGCGCAACCTCCACCGACTTGCTGTAGCGGTCGCCGCGGGCGTCGATACACAGGGTGCTGAGATAGATCGTCCAGCGGTGGGGGATACCGCAAACGGCTTGGCCGATCTTCCCGGGCGCGATGTTCTTCAGCGACTTGTAATTGATCATGCCCTGGCGGCCGCTGGGGTCGATGTTCACCACTGCGACGTTGTTGGCGGCCAGCAGCGACCGGCACGACCGGGCGATGCGCGCCTGCAGGTTATGCGGCTTACGCTTCTTGCTCATAACGCCTCCGCGAGTTTGCGCAGCGCTTCACGCTCGGCCCGGGTGATGGGCGGCTTGCGGCGCTTGAGAACGGTTGTCGGGTCGATGAATTCCGAACGCTTTGCCGGGTCTGGATTGATCGCCGGGCTCTCGCCGATTGTGAGCTTGCCGCCGGCGGCCAGGTGCCGCCGGACCTGACTGGAAAGCTCCAGCGCTTTCTCGCGCCGAAACTCGATGTCTGATCTGAGGTTGCTGATCATGCTGCCGCCTTGGCCAGCGTCACCCCGGCCATGCTGAAGGTTGATCCCTGCGCCGCGACCATCGCGTCTAGCGCTTCCCAGTTGACCAAGAGGACGGTGATCGGCGCCTGACCATATGCAACGGCTTTCACCAGGGCCTCGAAGTCCGTCACGCTGGCCTGCAGCGTTACCTGCTCCACGGCGTGGCTCGCCACAGGCTTTGTGGTCTGTCCGACGGGTGCCGCTGCCTGGACCGGAGCGGTGCGGACGGACTCTGGTGTCGCCACCTTCTCCACGACCGGCTCTGGCTTGATGGCCGCTAGGCGCTGGGCTTCCTGTTCTTCAGCAATGCGCTTCGCGTTGGCCTTTTCCTTCTCCTCCTTCTGGTGTTCGGAGATTCGGAATTTGATCAGCGTCACCAGGTCATCGTTGGCTTTGGTGACCAGCTGTTGCACGTCGCTGAACAGGAATGCGTAATCAGCGGCGAGCTCCGCCAGGCTGGTCAGGTTCAAGCGAATACTGTCCGCTGCCTGACTTGCATCGATCTTCGCCCGGGCCAGTTCGGTATCAACTGCGTCCTGGAGGCTGGCGATGGTGCGCTTGTTCTTCATGGCGCCGGCGAAGTCCGAAACGACATTAGGCAGCGTGACTTTGCCCAGCGTCTTGTTGATGGCGGCGATGTGATCCGCCAGCGCCAGCTCGGCTTTTTGCTTGATGTTGGTTTTCACCAGCAGCTCTTGAGCCTTCACCAGCTTGTCGACTTTCAGGCGAGTCTCGCGAGCATGGGCACTGATGCGATCCAATGACGAGAACAGTTCGTCGATGCTTTGGGTCTGCGACAGGGCCTGCTTCTTGGCGGTAGCGACAGCCTCTTCAACGTCACCACACCATTTGACGGCCTTCTTCGCGTCGGCGAAGTCCTGGTCGGTGGAGAGTGTGGTTTTCACCGTGTCGATGACCGCCAAGGCCGAGTCTTCAAACACCTTCAGGTTGCTGGCGGTGACCATGCCGGTCAGCTCGATACGCAGGGCTGGCAGCTCATCAGGCGCCTTGCCGACTACGATTGAAGGCGCGTCGGCCATTTCGAAGTTGGCCAAGTCTGCCTCGAACTGTTTCCAGCCTTCGATCAACTGTGCCGCGCGCCCGGCGACGGGCCGGTACTCCATGTGCACGAAGTTCTCCGGCGTGCCGTCCGAGCAAACGAAGATGACCCGCTCGGCGCCACTGACCAAGAGTTGCTGCTCAAGCTGCCAGTAGTAGTGCGGCGCCAAGTCACCAGCCTTCACCTGGGCCACGACTGACTCATTCCACAGTTTGTGCTCGAACAGTGTTTCGCCGAGCATCGTGGCGCCGTCCATCGAGGCGAGCAGGTTGCCTGAAGTCCCAACGACCGGATACAGCTCTTCGCCGATCATCACCTCAACCAGGGGGCGAGCCATCGCTTCGGTAGCGTGGCCTTTGTCGAAGATGTACTGCTGCGACTGCGTGACTTCTGGCGCAATGCCTGTCTTCTTCAACGTCAGCAGGTCGGTGCGGGTCTGGTACTTCGAGGCGCCCATCATTGCCGGCGCTTCGGATGCGGTGAAGTGCTTGCCGCGCAGCGCATGCCACTCGGCGGAGCCTTGAGCTACGTTATGGATTTTCATGCGGACTCTCCGTCGATAGGTGTCATTCGATTGATTCGGTCGATTTGCGCTTCGCTGAGCGTGTATCGGGATTGAAGAAACGCGATCAGCGTCTCCGAGTTGGTCTTTCCTTGGTCAATGCCCGCCTGCCAGGTCGGAAGCATCGTTTCGAACTTTTCATCCGAATAGCTTGGATTTGCTTCAGTCTCTTTGGCCGCCGACGGCTTTGGCGTTACATCGCGCGGCGCTTCCTCGAAGGTCTTGCCTTCCATTTCGTCGGCGGTTGGCGCCGATCCGACTTCAGGGAATGCTTTGCGCAGGGCCTGGGCCTCGGCGCATTTGGCGAGCTGGGCAAATGCTCGACGCTTCCACATTGCGTTGGGCGCCGCGGTGTCCTTGCCCGATGTCGCGTAGTTTTCAAGCCAGCGTTCATTGGCCGTGTATTCGGCAACCAGGCCGTTGCTCATCTGCCGCTTGACGGTCACGCGGCACCATTCGGGATACGTGACTTCGACGCCGCTCAGCTTCGCCGTTACAGTAGGGCCATATTCAGGCTCGCTGATACCGGCGTACTGGCCGGTGCGTGCCGCCTGGATGCGGTACAGGCCGATGCCAGGCATCACAGTGTCCTGCATCTTTTTCGTCTTCGAGTTCCAGATCGGAACGATGTGCACCGGCTTCAACATCGGGTCCAGGTGCGCCGCCTGACAGTAAGCCAACACCATCACGACTGAGTTCTTTTCGGCGCCGGGATAGAGGCTGCTGCTCAGCACTTCAACAAGCGCGGCCTCTGACATCGCAGGCGCATTGTCGTCCTGCTTCATTACTGCGGACATGGGGATTCCTTGCCGCGATGCTCGCAGCGATTGAAGGTGTTGGTTATTGAGTGATTCGATCAGCGAGTGCGCTGAGCAACATCAGGAAGGTGCAGACGAAAAGGGCAGAGAAAGAGCCGCGCCAGATGAGTAGGCGCCGGGTGCGCTGGTGGCTGGTCATGGCGCAACCTGATCGGCTATCTGGCAGTCTGCGGCAAGCCTCAGAAGGTTGCGGGTGGTCGGCTGGAAACCTTCGGTGTTCGGGTACATCGCGAATTTGTGGTCATGTGGATATTCCTCGAACGGACCGTGCCAAGGCCACATCTGAAGCCAGGACGCCCACACCGTATAGGACTCGTTGCTGTCGCCACTGTACGAGTCGTATTCACCACCGACGCTCGGGCAATGCCGAACATTCGAGTTTTCATCGTAAGCAAGCTCCGAATGATCACTGTCAATCCAGGCGCGCCCATAGAGGGATGGGTACAGCCGAACAAGGCGCTTGCTCAGCTTCTTTTCAATGCGCGGGTTCATGGCCGAACCCTCACCGCGATACGCCCGCCCTTGATCGCAGCAGCAAGCTTTGGCGGTAGTGCCGACACAGGCAGGTCTCGCGGCAGGCCGGCGCCGAGGATTGTCAGGCTGCGTTCGATCTCGGCGATCTGTTCGTCGATCAGTGATTTAACCGGTGCAGTGGTCATGCTGCCTCCTTGCGCGAGACCTTATTGAGGCGTGCGCAGTAGTGGTCGAATTCTTTGAGGGTTAGCGACTGATCAACGAGGAACTGAGTGATCATCCGCTGAACAATTACCGCCTCTTCCTGAGTGCTTGCTGCGTGCTTGAGGCTTTCTAGCGCGTCGTCGATAAGGATGTGAGCGCTCATAGGTCACCATCCACGTCGTCTTCGAGCTCTTCCCGTTCTGCTGCAACCGCGTCGGAGGCGTAGGGCCTGAGCAAGTCCATAGCGATCCGTTCCGCGGCTTCGATGGGGCGCTGTTCGCCCATCAGTTCCGCGGCGTGGCCGCGTGAGTCCGCTTGGCTGCCAAGGATTGAGGACAGGAACAGCCGAGCAAGTGAGTCTCGCTCGTCCAGGCCGTCGATTTGGCGCTGGTTCAGGTGGCCTTGAAGGTACGTGCAGTAACGATCAAACGTCACCACTTGCGGCTGGCCGTGGCGGCGCTTCCACTTGATGTCCATCCCGCACACCAACTGTTCCGCCGAATGTTCCAGCCACTCCTGTTCCGGATTCGCGTCGCTGACATCTGGAGGCAACTGAGCGTCGAATCGCTCTTGGCATAATTTCAATACTGCGCTCATGGTCGCCTCCGAGGCGGCTGCGTGGGTTAGTCGGTGTAAGCGACGTATTTGAAGTGGCCGTCTTTAAATCCCGGCATAAATAGGCCTGTCGGTCACCTGACCGGTAAGGTTGTTGGTATTGGGTGGGGAGGTGTCTATGCGAGGGATAACTGGAAAATCGTCAATCAATAGCGCTATGATAAATTTCAGTTTTTTCAGGGAGATCAATGATGTTTTTAAAGCGAATTTCTGCAGCGCTTCTGCTATTGAGCGTTTCTTCGGTCGTAAGTACCTTGGCAAGCGCAGCAGAGGACGACACCGAAAACGCCGTCAATTTGCTGGCCATTGAAAGCCTTTGCGTCAAGGCCAATCCAGATTCGAATAGCAGCGTTGAGAACGCTTTAAATAGCGATCCGGAGACGACCGAGTCGCTTAGAGCAGAAGTTCGCCGAGTCAAATCTGATCCAGCTTCCAAAGCAAAAATCCAATCGTTGGCGTTCAATATGAGCAACTCTGTCGTCGTATCTAAGCTTCCAGATATGTGCTCGTACTACCTCCCCAAGAAGTGAGAACGCATACCTTATGCTAGGTGTCTCGCACCTGCGGGGTTGGCGTCCGACATCGTTAGAAGGCTCTCATCGCACAGTCAGCCTAAGCTGACCGCAACCGGAGCCGGGTGCCGCCCACCGTTACCGGCGCTTGCTGGCATCGATCTCGACCCAGAGCGCATTGACGATTGGCGTCCTCCATTGCTTGGGGTTAGGCGGTGGCTTTGGCTGTGATTAGTCGCTTGACCTCTATCTCTTCGTCGAATGACAGAAGGTGAGGCGCTACTAGGTAAAGGTTGAGCAATCGTTCGCTTTCATCCGTTGACCATGTCTGGTCGGCTAAGCGTTCTTCGTCGCACTTGGCATAAGCCAAAAGAGCCGATTCGATAACTCCACTCATGGTTCTGCGCTGGATGCGACCCATTACATCAAGCATGTACTTAGCGCGGGGGCTGATTCGAACGCCGATTTGAGCGCTCCTGGTTTTTACGCCAACCTTCTTGGCCATGACTTTCTCCGTTCGTTGGTTCACCTGTATTCGTCAACACTCATGCCTCCCGCTGGTTGCCGATGGGCGCGGGGGAGGAGTGCTGACGTAATAGAGGTGGGGACGGGGGGCCGGTCTTTCCCGGCTGTCATGGGGCTGGTCGTCCTACTCGGCGTCCTGCTCAAGCCAAGCGATCTTCGGCGCCTCTTTGCGAAGCGCGAAGTACTCGACTTGAACCTTGGCGCTGTTGATCATCTTGCCGCCCAGGTTTGCGAGCTCTGAGGCGTCTTTGGCTTTTATCTCTCCGGCTTGCAGCTGCCGGAAAACCTCGGAAAGGCTTTTGCGAAGCTCTTCTGCATTTTTCATGATGAAATATCCTTAGCCGCTCTGAGTATTTGAATTTGAAGTCGCTTTATGGCTACTAAAGGTTCAGGAATGTCCTGAGCCTGCAGTTGAGTCTGAGACGTCAGGAGCTGGCGAATGTAGCCGTCAGTAAGGCTATCTATGGTTCGCTTCTTTGCCATCCGACCGGCCTCTTTCTCGATCTTGTTGCCTGGACTTCGGCGATCCTTCCAGTAGGCCCTGATGGAAGCCTTTCGCTTTTGGTACGTCCGTCTGTCAGTGTCCGCATTCCTAGATAAACGCCTGCATTCTTTGCAGGCGTACTCGCGACCATCTGGATTCCGGTTATTTCGATGGAATCCGATTTCGGGCTTTTCGATCTTGCAGCGAGCACATCTCTTCATGCTGGCCTCCCGGTTGTTTTCCCAATGCACCCGGGTAACCAGGTGCATCAGTGAAAAGGTCCGTCACACCAGAACGTTGTTGTCGTACTGCCGGGCGCCTGAGTCGCAATGACTATGTCCTTGGGCAATGGCGTCGTAGTGGTAGAACAGCGAACCAGTAGCGCGGCACTCTCCGCTTTCTTCATCAGCGATCACGACCGCTGTGATCCGAGTGTTTCGAGCGCTGCTGGTGAAGTGAGCGCTGTATTCACCCAGGCGGGCGATGGTCTTGCCGTTTTCTTCTGTACTGGTGAAGTTGAACATTGCATCGCCCTCCAGGGCTCGGTTGTCATCCCAAGCAGCCCTCGCAAGAAGGCTGCTCAGTGATGCTTTCCGCCGTGACCCGCTACTGGCGTCGGTCACCGGCTTGAATCAAATGTCACTCCAGCCGCGGGCCTTTCGGCTTGTTCTCCCGCTGGATAACTGTTCTTGGCGCTTTACGCTGCACGCCCGGGTCAGTTGCCAACCCTCTGAACCGTTGAGGCCGGTTCATCGCTGCCTTTGAATCTGGGCCGGTGGTGATCCGGCAAGGGGTAAAACCAAAGAGCGGCGGGCGGAGGCCCTTCGCAGTGGCTGTGTGTCGCTGCGATGGAGTGAATATAAGTGAGCTTATTTTATTCGTCAATAAGCATGCTTATATATTTTCCTGCGGGCGATAAAAAGCCCGCTCAGCGGCGGGCTCATTCACGCGTCACAGTATTCTCGCCAGCCGATCCTTACGGTGTCGCCGTTCAAGCGCTCGATGCGAATGCCGGCGGTATCTCCGATCTCCTGGATGACCTGGTGCCAGGCCTCGGAGCTTTCGTCTTCTCGCCTAGAGACGACGACAGCTTGTACCTTCTGCACGCCTGGGGCGGCAATGATGCGCTGTAGGCGGCGACCTACAAGCTCGTAGGAATTACGTTGCTTTGCCGTGGGGTAGGGTGCCTGGATCATGCTTCGCTCCTTGCGATAACTGTATGCATGAACAGTATTCTTGCTGGCAAATATTGGCAAGAGGACAGCAAAATGTTTCATGCATAAATGCATATTTAGGCAGATGGTTCTTTTTGGCAGGCATGAAAAAGCCCGCACTTGGCGGGCTTGACTGGCATTGTTTTCGGTTAGGTATGGCGGGGCACCCAATAAATGTGGCAATGAATCTCATGATTGTCATAAAGCTTAATCGAAACAGTTTTAGCGGATTTTTCGCTTTCAAAGGGGCCGGTGATGATTGTGTTCCCATCTACCGCCAGAACGGGTATTGCCAGGTCTTCAAGCACGCCTTCAATACGTCCTAAGTCCCCCGGATGGGCTGTTATGCGAACCGTCCAGCCTTGGAAAGCGGACTTAAGGGCCTGCTCAGTAAAGGGCGGATATTTGCCACTCACCGAATCCCTGTAGACGATCTCGCTGAAAAGCCCGGGGCCGTCGCGCATCGTGATCAGGGCTCGCTCGGCTTCTTCCTTTGTTTCAAATGGGCCGGCACCCACAGCTAGGCCAATCATAGGAACAACCGGGAGCCCGGTGCTGGCGATCGCTTCGATTGTTCGGCTCTGTTCTTCTTCGTCACTGCAGGCGGTTGATGCAACCCATCCGTTTTTCAGTTTTGGGGCGCGCGCTGGTTCAATCTCTGCCCCGCAATGCTCGCACTTCACGGCAGCTTTTCTGATTGTCTCGGCGCAGAGCGGGCAGTCGCGCAGGTCGCTAGTCTGCACGCCCGCTGAACCCACTGACACCTCGATCCAGCCCTTACGAAGATATGAGTTCGTCAGAATGCCGTTGATGCCGATCGCATACCCGAGACTGACCACGGGGGAAACGATGAGCAGCCCAGGGCTGCCAGTTAGAAAAGAGAAGCCTCCAACCAACAACAGCCAGATAAAAAAGTGACCCCACAGCTCTTTATAGGCAAGGTAGAAAGCCCCGAAAACAATAACCGCGAGCCACGACATCCCGCCAACACTTTCAGTGTTACCGTTTGCCGGATTCCTGAATTCTCGTTTCATTGGATCCCTCCCGTAATTGAGCCCGCACTTTACCATTCGGGGCGTATAGCCACCATTGGCGAGAAAAGCCGAACAGGCCAAATCGCAGGCAAAGAAAAGCCCGCGATGGGGAAAAGCGGGCTTAAAGGGATGTTCTTTAGGAGCTGTGGTAACCATAAGCGCCCGACTGTGAAAGGGATGTGAAATTTCGCGCTCAGTAGGACGTCGCGATCGCTTTGGCGAGTTGCATATCGGACATGAGGGGCGACCTATAGCTCAATCGATAGAGTCGGGATGCTTGCTCAAACTGTGCGCCGCGGATCTCGCCATCCGAACCTATGAACGCCAAGGCGTCGGTTTTGGCTGACTTGAAAATCTTTGGCGGTTCGGTCGTAAGAGAAGTGGTGAATCCAACTAAAATAGTTGGCGCGGAGATTGTGAGAAATATCGCTGCAGCGATAGGGTTGGCGCCATCACCTGATACGGCCTGAGTGCTGACCGATGCCAGTAGGGCGATTGCCAGGGTCTTCCATGAGTCCATGCTTCGTTGCTTCCATTGCGATCAGAGGGCGACACGATAGCAGGGTAGGGTATCGACAGATACAAGAAGCCCGGCGATGGGCCGGGCTTCCTTTATGTTTATGGCGAGGGACGAACTGATTTGGCAGGCTTGGAGTCTTGTGTGGCCTTTTGCTGCTCTTGGATTTGTCTCAGAAGCTGGTACGTAGACTCACTCTGAGCTTTGGAGTCACGGAGTAGCGATTCGACCTGCATTGTATGCTCAGCAGAATTGCGACCTCCATCAAAAATCCCGACAGCACTTCCTATAATGGTTGAATTTGCCCCCCATATGCCAAGCACTGTAGCAGCTGCCATAGCTAAGATGGCTATACCGGTGTTCCAGTTTGACGATTTAACGCCTTTTAACGTGTCTTTCAGCTCATCTTTGAATTTTGTTAATCCGTCACTGAGCTTATCTTGGAAGTCTTGAGATGAATTTTTCAGATTATCTTCAAACCCATCTACCGTACTCTTAACCTGTAGTAATGAACTCTCCATCAGGGCTAGTTTCGAGTCGATCACTTGGTCGCGATCATCAAGCCTTCGGAAAACGGAATCAGCCTTTTCATTGTAGAGCCGGTCACGCTCAACTTGAGCGGAAAGAAATCCGTTTATTTTCTCTTCAAGCGCCTTGTCTCGCGCGGCTTGTTCAATCAACGAGGATTCGCGGCGTAGCTCTAGCTCACGACGCAGCGAATCGTCCCGGAGGGTTATTTCGTTACGGAAGTCAGTAGACCGACGATCTGCTTCCTTCTCCATTCGTTCCGCGCGCTTATCCATCCGTTCTTCAATGGATGATAGGCTTGCTGCGAGTTCTTCACGGGTCGTGTCATTCATCGACTGAGTATGGCCCACCGCACGATCCTTGTCATCTTCCGCAAGTGGCGGCTTGGATCGACTGGCAGTTTTAAATGACGGAGTGGTGACCTTGTCAAACTGAGCTCTCATGTCGTCACAAGTGGAGAATTTACTCATCGCCTGCGCTCGCCTCCTGCTCCGGATCGAAATCAAGCTCTGGCTCAAGTGGATTCTCGTTGGCCCAGGTTCGAACGACCCTCGTTAAGTGCTGTCTTACGTAGCCACAGTTGTCGCAGTAGATTGCAAATGTGGATATCTGGGTTGGTTTTACGCCGTCCCTAAGGGGAGTGACCAGTCTATATGTGTCGTTGTCGTCGCCCTCGTCGCTAAAAGGACATACGACGGTCCACTCATCTGCTTTGCAAGCAGGGCAAATTGAGTCGAGGGTTTTCTCTTCAAGGAAACGTACGAAATCATTGGAGGAGACCGAAAGCGGTGACTTTTTGGTTTTAATTTCGTTTTTTTCGTCTGACATTGCTAGTCCATTAATTTGTGGTTGAAATCTGGGATTGCGCTAAGCCGCTATGGACTCATGGTGAGTACGTTGATGATCTTCGCAACCCTACTGGCCTGACCTCATCCGTGCACTCCATAGATGTGGTTCAGCGCTATCAGCTCAACCACCGCCACGATGGTGCAGAGCACAACGAAGCCTGGGCTGAAGACCCGCTCGCGGTTGGATGAACCATCACCCAGCCAGAACGCGCCGGTGTAGCTGGTGAAGACGGCCATGAGCGCCAGCCAGGCCCATACCCAAAACTTGCTCCAAAAGCTCTGCTCTCGCCACGCGGTCATTTGCTCGACCTTTTATCTGTCATGCCTTGCACGCCGACTACGACGTGCCTGAAGGCGGTTTCGCCCTCGGCGTGTCCATTTCGGCCTGGGTGCAACCCATTCTTTTAGCTCGTTCAAGAGTTGCCCAGATACTGCCGTCAGGATCTCCCGATAAGCCTTGTAATTTATGAAGGTACTTCAGGCCGCCGATGACGTTGGTGGTCCCGTTGCACTCCGCGATGCGCTGGTTTTCCGAGGTCGGCATCGGCGCGTTCAGTCCAGCCTTGGCTCCTACGGAAAGCTGAGGTGGTGTGCTGGCGCAACCCGCAATGGCAAGCGTCAAAATAATTGGTGTGACTCTCATTAAAATTCCCTTTATTTGTTCTGACTTTGCGAGTTATCGAAATTTTGGCATCGTCACCTGTGGATCAGCGACTTTCTATCTGTCTTAAGTCCTGATTAATCGGTTGAGGTGCTTAGTAGTCAGGTACAGTTTTGAGTTGCTTCATCGACCATCGCACCACATCGGTCCCTGCATGGTTGCCAGAGATCCAAACCATGTCAGTGACAAACTCAATATCGAGCTTGTCACCTTCAAAACGCCCGACCATGGTTTGCGTTGTGGTGAATCCAAAGGGGCCACGCTCGTCCCTATCTGGCAAGAGTCGTTCACCCTTTAGTTCATTACCTTTGCGTGTGTAAGCCATTGGAAGGCTCACTCCTGGATGATCGTTGGTGTAGTAATGCCAACGCCTCATGACCACCTCTTGGGACTCCTTGGTGCGCCACCAGATGAAGTGGCCGTCATCTTTGAAGTAGAGGTAAACCTGATGGCGCCCCTGTTGGGGCGTTTCCTTCTCGGCGTACCAAAGCCCGGGTGGTGCAGGCCTGGTGGGAGCTACGCTGCATCCCACGAGAAGGAGCAACAGAATTGTGAAGTACAGCCTTCTCATGTATCCGTCCTTGGTGAATGTCGATGGCGCGTCGGCAAGCGCCATCTGCCTGTGTATCGTGTCAGACTGCCTTTGCTCGGGTTATGACGCCAGGCTTCATCTCATCCGCACACCATAGAAGTGATTCAGCGCTATCAGCTCAAACACAGCCACGAAAACGCAGAGAACAATAAAGCCAGGGCTGAAGACCCTCTTGCGGCCTGATGAGCCCCAGCTAAGACCTGCAGCGTCGGAATAGCCGGGGAGCATCATAAGGAAAGCCAGGCAACCAATGACCCCAACCTTGCTCCAGTAGCTCTGCTCTCGCCATGCAGTCATTTTCGCTGTTCCGTAGACCGAGTTATCCGACCGGCTTTCACCTCATCCGCATAACCCGCCAGCTTGTCCTCCGTCGACTGGTAGCTCAGCGCGATCATCATCAGTTCGTCCGCGCTAATTTCATCACCAGCAGCGAGAAGCCGCTTAGCGACTCCGAACAAATCGACGCCTGACCACTTGAGCAAGGCCGCAGCCTCTTTCAGGTCGCGACGCAGCTGCTGGTTGGGTTTGGTTAGGGCCATCACGGCCTCCGCACTCAGTGGTGAAATTTCTGGGTGGCCTGCACTACAACGCCAACGATCCGGCAATTCTCATCAAAAACCTCAGTCGGATAGCCAGGATTCAGCGGCTTCAAGTAAAGCCGACCGCCATCACTGACCAACTTCTTGAAGGTTGCCTCGTTGCTGTCTGGCAGCTTGGCCACGACAAGCTTGCCCGGGGTCGCCTCGACTTCGGTGTCTACCAGGATCAGGGATCCCTGAGCAATGCTCGTGCCGACTGGAGAGGTCATGGAGTCGCCTTTGACCTCAAGCCAAAACGCCGGGCCCTTCGAGTTGTACTCAGAAAATTCGTATCGATCTGAAATGCCTGCAGGGTACGGCTCAACAGCCTCCGCCCAGGAGCCGGCCGATACCCAGCTGATCACCGGGTAACGGTAGCTTTGGGAAGGTTGCACAGCCAAAGATACGTTCGAGTCTTCTCTCGTTTCCGCAATCATCGGGCCAATGTTGTCCGAAAGCCAAATCGCACTGACGCCGCATATGTGGGCGAACTTTGGGAGGTGCGCGCTCTGAAGGTTTTTCCCCGTCTCCAATTGGGAGATCAGTGGTTGCTCGACGCCGGAAACTGCCGCCAGTTTTGCCTGGGTCAGATTGGCGTGCTTTCGCGCTTCTTTTAGTCGTTCTGCAAGTGTGCTCATGCACATGAATTTATAAGTTCCCTTATTGGCTTGCAAATAAGCCTACTTCTACTTAGTATATAAGCAGGCTTATCAGGAGGGCTCTCATATGACCCCTATCGAAAGGCTCGTCGACTTCTTCGGCGGGCAAACCAAAACCGCTTCAGCGCTCGACGTATCCCAAGCAGCAGTTTCGTACTGGGTCGCCGGGATTCACCCGATGCGTGCAGAAAAAGCTTTCAAGGCTGAAGAGTTGACGGGTGGAAAGATCACTGCGCGTGAGCTGTGCATGCCCCAGAAGGGATCCCGATCCGCCGCATGACATCCCTGTCCGCCGTTCCATTGATGCCAGATTAGAAGAGAGCAGTCCCCATGCAAACGTCCAGTTCCAGACACACCGTACAAACCCGTGATCAGGTGCTGGTCGCCCATGCCCAAAACCAGATCGCACGCACCAGCCTGAGCCAGGACGACTTCGCCCAGGCTCTGAGCCGTGAGCTGCACCTGTCGTGCCCGGAGAAGGCTATCGCCAAAGAGGTGCCGGACTTCGCAGCGCTGACATTACAGAACGACGTGTCCGACTTTGTGAAGGCTACCGGCCGCTGGCTCAAACGTGTTCAGCGCTGGCTGTCCGGCGATCAAGAAATGCCGTCCTGGCTGGAAGAGTCGTGGGTCAACGCCCTTGAGCCTGAATTCCGTGACCACTGCGTAAACGAGCTGGCGAGCCGCCACGGTCTGACCGGTGCCCGCCAGATGACCAGCGACCAATGCGCAAACAAGAGCTTCGGCGCACTGATCCGAGCCCTGGGCGATGTGATCGACACCGGCAGCGAAGTGTTTGACGACCAGGTGATGTGCGAACTGGATCTGCCGCACTTGCCGGCGTTCGCCAAGCAGTGCCGCCAGGTTGAAGCGAAGGTGGGGGAGTTGGGGCGTCGTGCGGAGCAGTTGCTCGCAGGGGCGCGGCCATTGAAATCCATCGCCTGAATTCCAGGCACAAAAAAGCCGACGTACGAGGTCGGCTTCTTCAACAGCTTTATGCGAGAGAAATCATGCCAAACATTTTTGCGTTACACAACCCTCGGGGATTCACCCGTATGGACAATAGCCTTATGGAGGCATTGGCTACGGTTGACCTGCCAGCGCGTGAGCTGCGCGTGCTCATGGCCATTGCACGCCAGACCATCGGCTATCAACTGGAAACCAAACGCCTGACTGCCGACGATATCGGCAAACAGACCAACTTGCGCCGTGACGTCACGTCGAAGGCAATCAGCCACCTCCTTGAGCGCCGGATCATTTTTCGCGTTGGCGGGAGCCGTGGGGATATCGGCATCGCGCCTGTCCGCGAGTGGTCTTTCTTCGAAGAAAAACAACCGAGTCTCACTGAGACCAAAACGTCTCACTCAGACAATATCGTCTCACTGAGACCACCTGCGAGTGAGACCAAAACTGCTCACTCCCTTCTTTATACAAAGAAAGAACCCCTATTAACTCTTTCTACGAAAGAGATTAATCCGCCCCAAGAGCCAATCGAACCTCCGAAGCCTGATCGCAAGACTCCGTTCGGCATGTCCCAGCTGCTGGCCGACAACCCGCACAACGTCCCTGAGCAATTGCTAGCCGACTGGCTGACCCAACGGAAGGCCAAGCGCGCCGCAGTGACCGCCACAGTCTGGGCAACCGTGAACACCGAGCTGGCCAAGTGTGCTGAGGCCGGGATCACCGCAGACGACGCAATCACCGAAGCGCTGAATTCTGGCTGGCAGGGTTTCAAGGCGTCCTGGGTGATCAAACGTCTGGCTGAATCCGCACCGGTGCCAGCGCGCCCATCGCGCCACACCGGTTTTGGTGACCGCAACTACACCGATGGCCTGATTCAGCGTGAGGACGGTTCCTATGCGATCTGAGCCCGCCCAGCAAACCCCTGAACTGCCACCGGGCACCCGCATCCAGCCCGCCGAGTGCGAGACCCACGGCCACTACGACCAGAAGGTTTTCCCGGTGCTGGGCAAGGAGTTGAAAAGCGGATGCCCCGAGTGCAGCCGGATCATTCGCGAGAAGGCTGAAGCTGCCGAGCTGGCCAACAAGGCGATGGAACTCCGCATGGCGATGGAGCGCAAACTCGGCGCGGCACTGATTCCCAAGCGCTTCGCCAGCAAGACCCTGGACGGCTATGTCGCCACCACCACGGAGCAACACAAGGCGCTGAACACCTGCCGACGGTATGCCGCTGAGTTCGCGCAGATCGCTGAGACAGGCCGCTGCCTATTGCTGCTGGGCAAGCCCGGCACGGGCAAGACCCACCTGTCCGTGGCGATCGCCAACGAGATCATGGCCAAGTCCAGCGCGACCGCGGTGTATCGCACGATCGGCGCCGTACTGCAGGCCATCCGCGCCACCTACGACCACTCCAGCGACCAGAGCGAAAGCCAGATCTTGTCGAGCCTGATCAGTCCCTCGTTGCTCATCCTGGATGAGATTGGCGTCAGCAAGGAGAAGCCGAGCGACTTCGAGCTGAGCATGCTGTTCGCAATCATCAATGGCCGCTACGAAGAGCTGCGCCCGACGGTGATCGTTTCCAATCTGGATGGGCAGTCGCTGCCAGGGGCTATCGGCGAGCGCTGCATTGATCGGCTGCGGGAGGGCGGGGTGATCGTCATTCCATTTGAGTGGGAATCGCAGCGCGGCAAGGAGGGTTTCTGATGTCCGACAAAATCTCAGTCAACTGTCAGGCCAAGCTCTCCGAAGTCATCACCAAAATCAGTGCCATGTACAAAGACAAGAAGTATGTCGTCGTGACCCTGCGCCCGGGCAAGGACCGTACCCTCGACCAGAACCGGCTCTGGTTCGGGATGTACAAGCGCATCGCCGAAATGACCCAGATTGGTGACGCGGCTGACGCCCGCCGGTACTGCAAGCTGCACTTCGGCGTGCAGATCTTACTGAACGAGGATGCCGGGTTTCAGGCCGAGTGGTACCGGGTGATGCGTCATCTGCCCTACGAAACGAAGTTGGCCATGATGGGCGAGTGCCACCTGTTCGGCCCTGATGGCTTCCCAGTGACCAGCCTGTTCAACCGCGCCCAGGGCGTCCAATACACCGATCGCATTGCCCACTACTTCACCGGCCAAGGCGTGGTGTTTTCCGATCTGCTAAGTCAGGAGGCCGCATGAGCCGTAACTTCAAGCCGGGCGACCTGGCGCTGACCCTCGCAACCAAGTATCGGTTTCCTGCTATGTCCCAAGTTGAACTGGTTGTCTTTTTGCGTGAGGACCAAATGGCAGAGGAGCCGGACGGGCATATCTGGATCGCCCCCTACGACGGCTGGGTCGCCGGGCGTGGAGAAGGGGAGGGTTATGGATTTTATAAGCCGTCGCAGTTGATGCCGCTGCGTGGCGACTTCACCCGAGAACAGCAAAAAGCCAAGGAGGCCGTATGAAGCGCACCCCACTACATCGCAAGACCTCACTCACGTCCGGTGGTCCGCGCCGCAAGCGCTGCCCAGAGTGCCGGGTGATGTTCGTGCCCGTTCGCGGCTCCCAAGCTGTATGCGGGGAGATCGAGTGCGCCATTGCTCACGGCAAGTCCGAGAAGGGGCGAGCGATCGCCGGTAAGGCCCTGGCTGAAGTCGGACGCCGCGAAATTAAGGTGCGCAAGGAGAAGCTGAAAACCCGGGCGGATCACCTGCGCGAAGCCCAAGCCGCGGTGAACGAGTACATCCGCCTGCGTGACGCGCACCTGCCGTGCATCAGCTGCGACTCCACACCGAACGACAGCGACCTCATGACCGGCAGCCGTTGGGACGCTGGGCACTACCGATCGGTGGGTGCCTGCCCGGAGCTGCGGTTCGAGCCGCTGAACATCCACCGGCAATGCGTGAAGTGCAACCGCAACCTTTCCGGCAATGCCGTGGAGTACCGCATTCGTCTGGTCCAGCGCATCGGCGCCGAGAAGGTGGCCTGGCTGGAGGGCCTGCACCCGGCCTGCAAGTACACCGTGGAAAAGATCAAGGTCATCAAAGCAAAGTACCGGGCAATGACCAGAGAACTCAAGAGGGGGAATGCAGCGTGAGCGAGCCAATCAAGATGAGTCCATGCGCGTTCTGCGGTGGCCCTCCAGTGACGATCATTACTACCATATTCTTCCCGCGTCAGCATGTTGACCGGGTGGCTGACTACGGCGAAAAGGGCTTGAGTGTTGAGGCTGGAGTCTATTGCCATGAGTGCGGGGCCAGCGGCGAGACAGCCGAGGACGAGATATACGACGCCGAGAGTTATGACGACGTGATGCTTGATGCCATAGGGAAGTGGAATGTCCGGGACAAGCGGCATGCCGATCTGTACGAGTCCAGCGACCGTGCTGGCCGAAACCTATACCCGAGGGCTGACGCATGACCTATCGCAACGTTGTTTCAGCAGTAGTTCGCGCCCTTGCGGCCGAGACCATCAGTTCCGCCGGCGGCTGCGACTTTGAGCCTAAGGTGCAGTGCGCCAAGCAGAAAGGGGAGATCGTCGGCAAGGAGGCGGCGTTTCTCCAGGACTGCTGGGTATTTGGGCGGCTTCACAAAGCGCTGACCCCGGTGCACTGGCGCGCGCTGGTGGCGAAGTACTCGACGCATGAGGAACGAAAGCACGGCGCGATACTGGAGCTGCTCAACTCGGTGCGCACGCCGGCGCCGAGACGCTTCCGTGAATGTGCTGTACTGACTTGGGCCATTCCGCAAGTGGCAGGCGCCGAGGGCAAGCGCTCCGCCGCTGTGCTGCCGGCCGCCTGGTACGACATCACCAATTGGGACAATGATGGTAAGCCTGAGTCGACCCGGTACCGTTGGCGCTCAGGGATCCGCAAGACGCTTGATGACCAGGTGAACGAGGCGCTCACTGCCGCTCAGGAACTGCTCGACGCGGAGGGATTAATCGAAAGTTGCGCGGCGTAGCGAATAGCCATTGCAATGAGTGAGAAAGTGAGAGAGTATTTACCCATCCTGTCGATCTTGCGCGTTAGGGATTGACATAAAAAAGCCCGGCCGCTGTGTCGGGTTTTTTGTTGAGGTGATATGGATACTGCCCATAAGTATAGCCAGGTTTTTTTTGCGGCTCTTTTCGTTCCTGGATTCGTTTCCGCCGCCCTGGTAGTTGCTCTATCGCAGGCTCGAATAAAATTCCCCACCATTTCTCGCTGGGTAGCCGTAGTGCTATTCGGAACAGGATTATTGTTTAGCGCTGGCGCGTTGCCCGCATGGCAAATCCTGTTCCCTGAGCCTTGCCTTTATTCTTTTACCAAGCCAATGAGCCTGTGCTGGATGCAGCCATTTGCAATTTTTCAGATGGGATTGTTTGCAGGCCTGCTCGGCGCGCTAACTGCTCTTCTATTGATAAAAATATGGCGAGTCATGGCCAGGATGCGCGTTTAAAACACCTTACGAAACACAGATGCCTAGCCTTCGCGCTGGGCTTTTTATTGCCCACGGAAAAGGGCGATTCAGCAAAAGGAATTTGCAGATGTTGAAAGAATTCAGATGCGGTAACTGCAAAAGACTTCTCGCCCGTACGGGTGGGTTTACAGAGCTCCAGATCAAGTGTTCCCGATGCGGGACGTTGAATCATGCGAAGGACAAGATCCTCGAGCAACCGCCTTTGAGCGACATGAAAGCGGAATCCTCCGCGACAAATCATTCGACTCAAAGGTAAATAAATATGGACCAAGTAAAAGCAGGCGCGAAATTCATCAACCTCATCGGCTTCGATGCCTATGTTCGGCCAATGATCTCGCCATCCCAGAACACCACGGGCATCGTGATCCGCACGTGCATCAACAACGGCGGCCGACTGTACACGGGAACTGTGGCGCCAGTTTATGAGACGCTGAAAAGCTCTCCGGTCGTTTGCGCGGTTCAGGGCCAGGTTCCGTTCGAGATTCTGATCCCTGGCGGTCAGGGGCTCTGGTATGCGCCGGGTAACAGCGACTCTTCCCTTTACGTGACTTATGACGTACTGCCCTGACCGGCAGTTGATCTTGTTCATGTAGCAAATTAAGCCCTGTGATCGCGCGGGGCTTTTTTATACCTCGAGTTTACCTGTAGCCAGGACAGCCTCACGGAAGGCCTGGACGTTGATAAGCCGGTAGTGCAGCGCTACGGAAAAACACCGGCAGCTCGCGCACCCTGACCTGACTGTGCTTCCAGGGTGGCGCGAGACAAGAACGGCGAGATCGATGCATTGGGGCGTCGACGCTGTGGTTGTCTTTGGCTGACAGCGGGAAAGACCGCACACCTACTCAGGGCCTCGATATTGATCGGGGCCTTTCAGTTTTCGGCCCCACCACACCCATCGCTATGAGCTGGGAGTGCTGCTGGGGCTGACCTATTCCAAACATGCCCCACGGAGTCGAGCGCATGGAGTATCTACAGCGCCTGCTCGACAAGATCGACAGGTTCGAATTGCTAATCGCGGGCCTGATTGGGGCTGTTGTTGCAAGCTGGTGGCATAAGGACGACTTGTCCGACTGGCGCGCCTGGATGGTGTTCTTGATCACGGGGGTTGCCTGCTCGCTGTATCTGACGAGCATGGTCAGCGCCTACCTGAATGTCACAGAGCCCAAGATCGTCGCCGGGATTGGTTTTCTTCTGGGCACGTTCGGCGGTTCGCTCCTCGCAGCAATCAACCGAGCCATCAAAGCCGCTGACCTCTGGGCGCTTATCCGCCAGCGGTTCGGGGGAGGCAATCCACCATGAATCTTGAACTGATCAACTCCATCGCCTGCGGCCTGATCGCGCTGTGGGCAGCCTGGTGCGTACTAAGCGGGAAGGTGAGGGACGGCATCCTTGGGAAGCTGATCTACACCACGATCGCCATCACAGGCTTTGTCGTGTCGGTGCGCAGCCAAAATATCTTCTTCGGCCCGACCACCGCAGGCCTGACGCTGCACGTCGCCCTGGCTCTGGCTGGCGCCCGACACATCTTCATGGTCACTTACTGGCAGCGGGTGAAGGTCTGGCTGTGTCGGACGCTGAACTGCGAGCACTGTCTGCACTGTGAAAAGGCGCCGGGCGGCATCGAGCGCCGGGGCAAGTAATTAGAGGGCCTACCAGCCCCCGGGAAACCACTGTCGGGCAAGGTTCACCGTCACACGCAGTGCATGTTGGCTTTGCTCGCACTCGTGCTGCTGATCTTCGGGCGTTGCTGGTTTGCGCCACTTAAGGTTTGCCGCCAAGCCTTTGGCGTAGGTTTTTTCAAATTCTGTGCTGGCTTCTTTGGTAAGGCGCATCGCTTTCGCATAGTCCGCTTCAAGGTCATCTGGCAGCGATTCACAAGCCAGCTTGGCCTGCTGATACCTAGCTGCGTACATGTAGCCATCAGTAGGAGCTTCGTCGTAGCTGTAGCGGGATGGCTCTGAAGCCAGCGCTGGGCCAGCGAGAAGTAGCGCAGAGAGATACAAGCGTCCGTGCATGGGTTCGAAGTCTCGAAAAAAATCACAGTCGGCAGAGTATACCCGGCTGATCCGCGCCACGTTTTTGAATGCGCCATCCATACAGTGGCGCGCCAATTATGAGGAATCATCCATGGACAACCAGCACAAGAAAATCACCGGCTATCGCGACCTGAGCCAGTCCGACATCGATGGCATGAACTCCGTCAAAGCACTCGAAGCTGATGCGGGCGAGCTGTTCAAGCAGATCGGCCAGATTGAAGGTGTGGATCAACGCACCTTGGCCCGCGCCGAGACCAGCCGCAGCAGGGCCTCATGTGGTTCGTTCGTTCGCTCGATCGCAAAGCCGGCCGACCCGTTCAGCTAAGGGAGCCAGCTTTAGGAAAAGCTGCAGGCTTCACCCTTTGTCGAACAATGTCTTCACAAGCAGCGCTTACAGATATTTCATCATGTAGAGCAAACCAAACCAGTTTGGCCGATTATCGCCCCCATGGTCATGGTTGCCGTTATCGCTTGTACTTAGGGTACTGATATAGCAGGCGTCACCTCTACCTTGATAGCCTTGCGGCGACGGCTGCGGGGATCGTTTTTGAATAGTGTAAGAATGATTGTGATCGCCGCTAGGCTTCAATAAGTTAGCGCCACCTGATTTGCCATACGACTGCGCGGATGCGGTCCCCATTGGAAAACGATCGTCAATCAGGTTTGGCGCGTGACGGTTAAAGAAGGGGGAGTTCTTGTCTGTGATCTCCTGCCCGGCACACAAGCACCATCCTATAGGCAGCTCTATTTTGTGAGGGAAGTACACAGGCAATATCGTGCCAACCGGCCACTCATCTGCCCCTAATGTATTGAATTTCTGTGGGTTCAGTACTGCTTCTGGAACGTCCTTCTCGATGTCTAGGGTATTCATGCGGCGTATCCCCGGTTAAATACACGATTTTGGCGTCTACCAAATTAGAGCGCCGTCATTTGGTGCTGCAGTTCAAGCGTAGCGGAAATATGGTGTCGTAAAGCCATGATGCGGTTGAATCTTTAAAAACAGTTGCGAGTCTCCATGACTACTAAGCAGCCTAACTGGGAGGTGATCAATGATTCGTCCCGTGCCTCCAGCTACGTTGCTTGAATTGTCAGAGGTATCCGACTGCGGAATACGCCTGATACCCGCACCCGATGTTTGGGAATGGCTCCAAGCCGAGATCCTTTCTGACACCGGAACCATTCACAACGAAGACCATGCCCACTTACTGGATGCAGACATCCGTGTCATGTGGGCGTCCTCGAGCTTTGCTAAGCAGGGTAGGACAGTCCTGGGCCAGGCCGAACAGGTAGCGTTCCGCGCGGGTGGGTGGCAGAAAGCCCGGATGGAGCAACAGATGCGTGATTGGTTCGGCGACGTGCCGGCGTTCATCATCACCTTGGCTGCGGACTACTGCGCCCAATGCAGCGACCTTGAGTTCTGCGCTCTGATTGAACACGAGCTGTATCACTTGGCTCACGCGACCGATAAGTACGGTCAACCAGCATTCACCCAAGACGGCGCACCGAAGATCAAGCTGCAGGGGCACGACGTCGAAGAGTTCGTCGGAGTGGTCCGCCGCTACGGTGCGAGTCCTGACGTTCAAGCGTTGGTGGATGCTGCAAACAGTCCTGCTGAGGTGGGGAAATTGAACATTGCGAGGGCCTGCGGAACCTGTCTGCTCAGATCGGCCTGAAATTTGACAGGCATTAGACGGAATCCAATTTATGGCAAACCTGAATAGTGAGGTGAAAGGCTTCATCGTTCAGGCCTTGGCGTGCTTTGACACCCCCTCTCAGGTGGTAGAGGCCGTCAAACAAGAATTCGGCATTGAGATCTCCCGTCAGCTTTGTGAATCGCATGATGCGACCAAGCGGGCGAGCAAGACCCTCGCGGCCAAATGGGTGACCCTGTTTCACGACACCCGCAAGCGATTCAGGGAGGAGACGGCAGAGATACCCATAGCCAACCGCGCCCATCGACTGCGCACCCTTGGCCGCATGGCCGAGAAAGCCGAAAGCATGAAGAACATTGCGCTGACTGCCCAGCTACTGGAGCAGGCAGCCAAAGAGTGTGGCGACATCTACGTCAACCGGGCCAGGAAGGAAGAAGCGGGTGATGAACCGGTGATCCCGACCCGCATTCAGGTCGACGTGGTGGATGCGAGGAAGCCGAATGCCGAGCCTTAATGTTCCGCAGGCTCAGTTCCTCACGCTGCCCCACAAGTTTCGTGCGTTCGTTGCCGGGTTCGGCTCGGGCAAGACCTGGGTAGGCTGCTCGGCACTGAGCAAGCACTTCATGGAGTGGCCCGGCGTCAACGCTGGCTACTTCGCGCCGACTTACCCGCAGATCCGCGACATCTTCTATCCGACCATGGATGAGGTGGCCTACGACTGGGGGCTCAAGACCAAGATCAACCAGGCGAACCACGAGGTTCACATCTACAGCGGCCGGCAGTATCGCGGCACTGTGATCTGTCGGTCGATGGAGAAACCGCAGACGATTGTGGGTTTCAAGATCGGCCATGCCCTGGTGGATGAGCTGGACGTGCTGACCGCGGTCAAGGCGCAGCAGGCCTGGCGCAAGATCATTGCCCGGATGCGTTACAACTTGCCCGGGTTGAAGAACGGGGTGGACGTCACTACGACGCCGGAAGGCTTCAAGTTCGTCTTCCTGCAGTTCGTGAAGCAGTTGCGCGACAAGCCGTCGCTCAAAGAGATGTACGGCCTGGTGCAGGCCAGCACATTCGACAACGAGCTGAACCTGCCGGATGACTACATCGCCTCCCTGATGGAGTCGTATCCGCCGCAGCTGATCATGGCGTACCTCAAAGGCCAGTTCGTCAACCTGACGTCCGGCACGATCTACACGGCCTACGACCGCAAGCTCAACGGATGCTTCGACACCGTGCAGCCTGGTGAGCCACTGTTCATCGGGATGGACTTCAACGTCGGCAAGATGGCGGCGATTACCCACGTCAAACGCGACCATGGGCTGCCCAGGGCCGTGGATGAGCTGATCGACGGCTACGACACGCCCGACATGATCCGCCGCATCAAAGAGCGGTACTGGCAGCACGACGGCAACGACTTCAAGAAGACCTGCGAGATCAGGATCTACCCGGATGCCTCGGGCGACTCGCGCAAGTCTGTGAACGCCAGCATCACCGACCTGGCCATGCTTAAGCAGGCCGGGTTCGCGGTCATCGCCCCAGCGGCAAACCCGCCGGTGAAGGACCGAATCAACGCAATGAACGCCGTCTTCTGCAATGCGCAGGGCGAGCGCCGCTACCTGGTCAATCCGCTCACTTGTCCGACCTACGCCGACGGCCTGGAGCAGCAGGTGTGGGGCGCGAACGGGGAGCCAGACAAAAGCGCCGGTATCGATCACGCGAACGACGCCGGCGGCTACTTCATCCACCGCGAGTACCCGATCATCAAACCGGTCACCGCTATCAAAATGGGATACGCCCGATGAGCAACGACGTCTCCTTCAAGCGGGCGGAATACACGGCAGTGCTGGACCGCTGGGCTACCGTCCGCGATGTCTGCGCCGGTCAGCATCGGGTTGTCGATCGGCTCCCGTACATCAATGCGCACGACAAGTCGCCAGAGAACGAAGATCGGAACCGGGCTTACCGCGAGCGGGCCGTGTTCAAGAACGCCACCGGGCACACCCGAAATGGGCTGCTGGGCCTGGCCTTCCATAAAGACCCGACCCTCACGGTGCCGAAGAAGCTGGAATACCTGCAAGACAATGCCAACGGCTCCGGGGTGAGCATTTACCAGCATTCACAAGGCACGCTTGAGAAGGTGCTTGAGGCTGGCCGCCACGGCCTGTACGTCGACTACCACCAGGACGATGGCATCGGCGGGCACTCGGTGATCCTGTCGTACTGCGCCGAGGACATCATCAACTGGCGTACAGGCATGGTAAACGGGCATAGCGTGCTGACTTTGGTGGTGCTGCGCGAGTCGCCGGAGATTCCTGATGGCTTCGGCTACAAGACGGCTGAGCAGTACCGGGAACTGGCGCTTGAGGATGACGGCTTTGTTTGCCGCGTCTGGCGGCGGTCTGGGCCGAAAGGTGGCGGGCCACTAGCAGTCATTGACGAGTTCAAGCCAGAAGGAGTAACCGGTCGCCTCAAGGAGATTCCGTTCACCTTCGTCGGGGCGCAGAACAACGACCCAAGCATCGACGAGTCACCGCTGTACGACATCGCGATGATCAACCTGGGCCATTACCGGAACAGTGCCGATTACGAAGATAGCGTCTTCTGGTGTGGCCAGGCTCAACCGTGGATTTCTGGCTTGGATGAGCAGTGGCGCGACTGGATGGAAAAGAACGGTGTCTATGTCGGCTCCAGGGCGCCAATGATGCTGCCGGTCGGCGGCCAGTTCGGTTACGCGCAGCCCTTGCCTAACACGCTGGTCAAAGAGGCGATGGCCGACAAGAACCAGATGATGATTGAACTGGGCGCCCGGATGGTGCTTGCGTCTCTGTCGTCCAAGACTGCGACCGAGGCCCGGGGCGATCAGTCAGCGTCCACATCGGTGCTGGCCGGCTGCGTGGCAAACGTCAGCGAGGCATACACCCGGGCAATCATGTGGTGCTGCGCCTATATGGGCATCGCTGACAAGAAGGTCGCCTACCAAGTGAATCAGGAGTTCGTCGAGCTCACGGCAGATCCGCAGATGATCACGGCTTTGGTTGGCTTGTGGCAGCAAGGCGGCTTCGCCAAGGCTGATCTAAGGGCCTACCTGCGCAAGCTGGGTCTGATCGCGCCAGAGCGCACTGATCTGCAGATTGACGGCGAGCTAGAAGAGCAGGGCGACGGCCTAGGCCTGGACGACGAGGACAAACCAAATGGCGGTAAATCCGGCAGTACTTGATTCCACAATCCGGCACGCGGTCTTCCTCGAAAAGCTGAAGGCAGGGGAGGTCGGCAAATTTGGTCCTTTCCTTAAGGAGATTGACCGGTCTGTACGGGATCGGCTGACCCAGTCGGACCTGACCGAGTACAACGTCAAGCGTCTGGAAGCGCTGCTGAAGGAGGTGAATAGCCTGCTGCTGGGCATCTTCGACCGGTACAGCGCCCAACTGAACCTGGACCTAGTGGATATCGCCAACTACGAGGCTGAGTTCGAAGCGACCAGCATCGCCAGATCGGCGCCGGTTGGTGTGTCGCTGGACGTGGTCGCGCCGACGGCTGCTGCGATTCGAACCGCAGTGCTGACAAACCCGCTCAGCGTGCGTGGCACCGGCGGCGGGAAGCAGCTGAAGGCGTTTATCAAGGACTGGACAGGTGCAGAGCGTGAGCGAGTTACCGGCACCATCCGGCAGGGCTTCTTCGAAGGGCAGACGAACTTCCAGATAATCCGCAACATTCGCGGCACCAAGGCCGCAGGGTACAAAGACGGCATTCTGGCGACCACCAACCGTAATGCCAGCACGGTCGTGCACACCGCTATACAGCATGTGTCGTCCCAGGCGCGCATGGAGGTGGCCAAGGCCAACACTGACATAGTGTCCGAAGTCGAGATGGTCGCCACCTTGGACAGCAAGACCAGCCAGCAATGCCGCTCGATGGACAAGCGCAGGTTTCCGGTGGATTCAGGTCCAAGGCCACCATTCCACCCGAACTGCCGCACCACCTTCATTCTCCTGACCAAGCTCAGCGCGATGTTCGCCAAAGGCGCTACGCGGGCTTCTGTTGGCGCTAATGGCGGCCAGCAGGTCAACGCTGACCTCGATTACTACCACTGGCTACAGCAGCAGCCGGCATCGTTCCAGGATGTGGCTATCGGCCCTGTACGGAGCAAGCTGTTCCGGGAGGGCGGGTTGACCGTCGAGCGCTTCACTGAGCTGCAGCTTGATCGCAACTTCGCTCCGCTGACCCTGGCGCAGATGAAAGTCCTGGAACCGCTGGCATTTGAAAGGGCTGGATTGGCTTGAAAATGTAATTAGTGCCGTTATGGTGTGCGTGACATAGACGGGGAGTCATGTATGCACCTTAGCGAACCATCCATTCCATATCTAACCAACGACATCATCGGCACAGATGAAGGTTGTGGAATTTTTATTCCTGCTAACCGAATGCTTTATCAGTTCGTGAGGGATAACCCGAGCAATACTGACAAAGCGCAGATTGCATCTAAGGCATTGATTATCGGGCGAAGCCTTTCTGCATCTGCGGAGCGACGGACACCGAGCGAAGCCGAGCCTGTGAGTGGTACAGCAAATTTTTATGACCTGCTGGGACAGACCGTTGCAGACTCGATGGTAGGTGAGTTGCTCGATATGCTTGATGAGCACCAAGACCTCACTCCCATGTTGATTGGCGATGTGATAAAGGTTCACTCCTTTTTGTGCGACGCAGTCACCAAAGTCACCCAAAAAGATTGCAGCAGCTTCTCGTCAAAGTATCTCCATTTTCATCGTCCGAAGCTGTTTCCTATGATGGACTCAAGAGCTCGAACGGCTCTGAAATGGGTCGCTGACGAGCAGGACTGGGTTTTCGCGTACACAACTGCGGGTCAATCAAAGAACTACAGGGTTTACGTGGATCACTTCCTAAGAGCTCGACAACTGTTCGAGGATCACCTAAAGCGACCGGTAAGCTTGAGGCAGATGGACAACATACTTTTGAACCGATTCGACTTATACATCTGAATTGAACCCGCCTCGGCGGGTTTTTTTATGCCTGCAAAGCGGGCTAGACATACCCAAGGGGTGCATCAACGTGGCAGAAGAAAACGAAATCGACCTGGACAACCCGGCAATCAAAGCCGCTATCGCGACTGCTGTTGAAGCGTCCGTTTCGGGTTTGAAAACCAAGAATTCAGAGCTGCTCGGGAAGCTGAAGGAAACCTCCGGCAAGTTGACCCAGTTCGAAACACAGTTCGAAGGCATCGACATCGACGCAGTCAAAGGACTGCTCAGTCGTGCGGGCCAGGACGAAGAAACCAAACTGCTGACCGAGGGTAAGGTGGACGAAGTCTTCAATCGCCGCACCGAGCGCCTGCGCGGTGACTACGACAAGCAGTTGAAGGCGATCAGCGAGCGCGCCGAGAAGGCTGAGTCGTTCGCTGCCAAGTTCCAGGGCAAGGTTCTGGGTGACTCGGTGCGCGGTGCTGCACTGAAGGCCGGCGCGCTGCCCGAAGCCACCGACGACATCATCCTGCGCGCCAAAGGCGTGTTCACCCTTAACGAAGATGGCGATGCAGTCGCCGTTGATGAATCCGGCCAGGTCATCCTCGGTAAAGACGGCAAGACCCCTCTGACCCCGCTCGAATGGGCGGAATCTCTGCGCGAAAGCGCACCCCACCTGTGGCCAAGGGCTTCAGGGACATTTGCCCCGGGCGGGGGTGGCGGCAAGGCTGCATCCAAGCGCTCCGAAATGACGTCCGAGCAGAAGCGCGATTTCCAGCGCAAGCACGGCCAAACCGCATACCTCGCATTGCCCAAGTAAGGGGAAAGACCCATGGCTACAACTGTCAACAGCGACCTGATCATCTATAACGATGAGGCGCAAACTGCATACCTGGAGCGTGTCCAGGACAACCTGGATGTGTTTAACGCATCCTCCAATGGCGCGATGGTGCTCGATAACGAGCTGATCGAAGGTGACTTCCGCAAGCGTGCGCTCTACAAGCTGAACGGTTCGCTGGAGCACCGCGACGTCAACTCTGAAGGCAAGGTGACTGCCAAGAAGATCAGCGCCGGCGAAGCTGTCGGCGTCAAGGCTCCGTGGAAGTACGGTCCGTACCAGACCACCGAAGAGGCGTTCAAGCGCCGCGGTCGTCCGGTCGAGGAGTTCTCCCAGATCGTCGGTGCCGACGTTGCTGACGCGACCCTGGAAGGCTTCATCCAGTACGCAACTGCTGGCCTTCGTGCCGCCATCGGCTCCAACGCTGACATGGTGGTTTCGGCCAACATCGAAACCGACGGCAAGAAGACGCTTACTCGCGGCATGCGCAAGTTCGGTGACAAATTCGGCCGGATCGCTCTGTGGGTCATGCACTCCAGCGCCTACTTCGACATTGTCGACGAGGCTATCACCAACAAGATCTACGAAGAGGCCGGTGTCGTGATCTACGGCGGCCTGCCGGGCACTCTGGGCAAGCCTGTACTGGTGACCGACACCGCGCCGGCGGATGTGATCTTCGGCCTGCTGCCAAACGCCGTGACCATTACCGAGTCGCAGGCCCCAGGCTTCCGTTCCTACGAAGTGAACGACGAAGAGAACCTGAGCATCGGCTACCGCGCTGAAGGCACCGTGAACATCGATGTGCTGGGTTATAGCTGGAAAGCCACCACTGGCGGTTCCAACCCAACCCTGGCTGCGGTCGGTTCTGCTGCCAACTGGGTCAAGCACGCGGGCAGCAACAAGGTCACCGCCGGTGTGATGATCCAGCTCACTGCAACGCCTCCTGCCACCGGCGGCTAAGCCTCGAATTCAATGAGCGGTCAGCGATGGCCGCACTGGAGAAACACATGGAATTGACTTACAGCAACCAGCTCAACGACTTCGACCCGGAGAAGCGCTACCGCAATCCGGAACACTTCGATAAGCCTGAAGCCGGTGTTACACGCGTGCTGGTGATTGGCGATTGGCCAAACGTGGTCGACGCATATGAAGCGGCCGGTATTGACGTGTCGGTGAGGGAGGCTAAGCGGGTGCAGATGGTTGGCGCCACCAACCAGGCCGAACTCGAAAAAGTCGTTGCGGCTTTGCGTGCTGAGCATGGATCGATCGAGATCCTGCTTGGTGGCCTGGAAGCTGGCGAGATTCACCGTCCCGAGTCGGGCGAGGTGGCGTTGCGCTTGTTTGATGTGCTCGGAACCATCCATACCTCGGTTGGAGCCCTGACCACTGAGCGCGACGACCTGCTCTCTACCGTTAAGGCGCTGCGCGAAGAGGTGGAGTTGCTGAAGAAGGCGACCATCGCACCTCCGGCTCACGAGGCCATTGAAATCGCGGCGTTGAAAGCGAAGCTGGACGAAGCGAACGTGCCGTACCGAGCCAACGCCTCGAAAGACTCATTGGAAAAGCTTGTCGCCGAGTTGAGCGGGGCGTAATACGACCGAGCTGTAGACAAGGCTAATAAAGGGCAAAGCAAAAACTTCGTGAGATCTTCAGAAATCTACTAAATAAGGCCTGATTCAGATAGCTTCTAACTTCTGACCTTTACCGAGTCTATGGAGCGGATAACGATGAGTGGAAATGGAGAGCTAAATTCTGAGCTTCACGAGCAAATAAAGAAATTCAGTAGTGCCGGAGATCTGCTGGCTGAGTCAGGCCGCTTTGAGGCAGCGTTGACTGAATATAATAAGGCCTGGGAAATGATCCCTTCACCCAAAAACGATTGGGAGGCCGCAACTTGGATTCTGGCGGCCATAGCTGATGCTTGTTTCTTGTCCGGATTCAAAACCTCTGCGCGCGAAGCTTTGCAGTACGCAATGACCTGCCCTGGTGGTCTCGGAAATCCCTTTTTGCATCTGCGTCTTGGGCAGGTGTTGTTCGATGACGGTCAAGAAGACTCTGCTGCAGACGAGTTGATGCGAGCATACATGGGGGCTGGCCCGGAGATTTTCGCAACTGAAGATGCTCGATACCTGATTTTTCTCAAAACACGTGCTGATCTTTGAAGCTCTTCAACTACTAGGCTGACCGGCTCTCTATTGCACTGAGTCTGTCTAGGGCTCTAGGCATTCCATCGTGAGCGCACTTGGTCGAATGCAATAGTTCGTAAAGCGAGCAGGCAGTCTTAACCCATTCAGCGAGTAAACGCATGACACTCACCATTGAGGACGGCACTGGCAAGCCTGACGCCGAAAGCTATGCGAGCGCCGAGGACCTGGTCATGTATGCCGTGAAATTCGGCACGGTCATCCCTGCAGGCGTTCCCGAGCAAGAGGCGTTGCTGCGCCGGGCCGCCTTGGCGATGGATGGCATGACGTGGAAAGGGCGCAAAACCAGTAGCGAGCAGGCCTTGTCCTGGCCGCGCCGGGAAGTGCTGCTGGACCACGAGATCAAGCCAAACAACTACCTGCCGGCGCGGATCCAGTATGGGCAGATGGCACTGGCCGCCGAGATCCATCAGGACGATATCGACCCGGTGGAGAAGCGCAAAGGCGCTGTGTTGCTGGATCGTGTTGAAGGGGCGGTGACACGGCAGTATGCGGCGATCCAAAGCAGCAGCAACCGGCTGCTGCCGGCTGCTCCAAATCGGCCAAGCGCCACGCAGTTTGCCGACTATCTGCAGAAGCGAGGATTGTTTTCGGTAAGAGCCTGATCAGTAATCGATCATTGCGCCAGTCATGTCATCACCAAAGTAATCCATCATCCCGTCACGCCCCCTCTCGATAGCGTCCGCGGCATCCGCCAATTCGGAAAAGCTGAGTGGTGCGCATAGCGGCACTACTCTAGATCCGGCTCTTTTCGCAATGAAGGGGTAGTCGGTAGCCGAAATAGCAGTGACTAAAGCCTTTCTAGCAGTGAACTTGTCCTCCAGCGAAGGGTTTTGCCCTGGCAAGGGCGGTCGAGGTATGGCAGCTATGCGGGCTTTGAGCTCGTCAGAAATTTTCTGGTAGTTCATCATTCTTCCTTGGGTTGTGATTTATGGAATTCTACGACGAAATGGCTGTGATGGCTCTGGAGATGATCACAGAGTTCGGCCAGCCTGTGAGAATCAGCAAGACGGAGCCGGGCGAGTACGACCCGGATATTGGCGGCGAAGCGCCTGGCGCAACTGTTGAGCAAATCGCCCAGGGCATCCTGCTCGACTTCACCGGCCAAGAATTCCAAAACAACAGCCTTATCAAGCAGGGCGACAAGAAGCTCAAGATCGCCGCGCAGGGATTGGCGTGGGTGCCTGGTCTGCTCGATAAAGTAGTGGCTCAGGGTCGCACTTGGTCAATCGTGCCGCCGCTGAAAGAGATCAACCCTGCCGGCACGCCGATTCTGTATGAGTTGCAGGTGCGGTCGTGACGAACAAATACGCGAGCATGAACGGCAGCTTCGCCGAGAATATTCGCGACTTCGCCGAGCGAGCGAAGGGTGGTATCGACGCGACCATCCGCGAGATCGTCATCGAGATCGGAAGCAGCGTTATCCGCATGTCACCGGTGGGCAATCCTGAAATATGGGCTGCGAACGTAGCTCACCGCCAGACCAACACCCGCGCAGCCGACGACTACGACTTCAAGGTCGCGGTCCGCAACACGATCATCAACCTCAACGATTCGAATTTCACAAAGGCCGGCAAGCTGCGGCGCGGCGTGAAATATGCCAAACACCTGACAAAGACCGAGCGCGACCAGAACTTCAATGTGAACGGCCTGGCGGCCGGCAAGGATTACGTGGGCGGGCGGTTTCGCGGGAACTGGCAGTTTTCCATCGGTGTGCCGGCAGAAGGCACCCTTGACCAGGTCGACCCGGCGGGCGGCGTAACGCTGGCCAAGCTGAAGTTGCAGGTGGAATCACTCACTGCCGGCCAAACTGCCTACATCGTCAACAACCTACCCTATGGCGTTCCATTGGAATATGGGCACTCCAAGCAAGCGCCCGGGGGGATGATCCGAATCACTCTGGCCCGCTTCCAGCAGATCGTCGACGAAGCCACAAGGAACAACCAGGTATGAGCCACGCCATTATCGCGTCGATCTACGAGGCCAAGTTGCTTGCCTGGAGCAAGGCGCGGGCAGAGCCCATCAAGGTCGTGTTTGAGAATATTCAGTATGACCCTGCGGACGGCGAGACGTACCTTCGTGCATTCGCGCTACCAGGCGATACTGCCAGTAGCACGCTTGCCGGCGACCACCGTGCTTTCATCGGCGTCTACCAGGTGAGCATTGTGGCTCCGGCTGGCACCGGCAAGGCCAAGACGAACCCACTTGTGGCTGAGTTGACCACGCTGTTCCCGCTTTATGCGCGAGACACAAAGGCAAGTCTCACCGTCGTTACGATGTCGCCAGTTGATCCTGGCCCGGGCATTCCTGATCCACCCACATATACCGTGCCGGTATCGTTCGAATACAGAGCCGACACCGCCTGATCCTAGACGGTAGAATCCCTTCATGAATTGGTTTGGGAATACCTGCGATGGACGAAATCAGGAAGCAGCGGCTTCAATATCTAAGTGAGTGGGTAGAGGGCCACTGCTACAGGAATCGTGAAGAAATCGGCTTGAGCGAGCGGTGCTTATGCGTCGGATGCGGTCTTTGGCTTGTGTCCACTGAAATTATAAAGTGGTACGAGGAAAAGCATGCCTGCTGTCCAGGCTGTGGCCTTACCGGTGTGGTCGTAGGTTCGAAATCCGGTATCCCTTTGGACGAGGTCCGAAGCAATATGAAAGTCGATTAGCAACAAACAACATTTAGCCCGTTGGGCAAACCCCGAAACCCGCCTCTGTGCGGGTTTTGTCATTTCTGAAAAGAGGAAACACCCATGGCCGGCATCCAAATGCCCAACGGCGCCACCCTTGAGATCGCAGCTGCTTACGGACCGGCGATTCCATTTACCGCTTTGACGAATGCCAATCCAGCTGTTGCAACCGCTGCGGCGCACGGCCTGGCTGAGGGCGACGTCATCGCTGTCAATTCTGGCTGGACTCGCCTCGATGGTCGCGGCGTGCGGGTCGGTGAGATTGCCAGCGGCACTTTTGCCCTGGAAAACGTCAACACCACCAGTGTTCAGCAGTTCCCTGCCGGCTCCGGCATCGGCTCTGTCCGCGAAGTGACTGGCTTCACCGAGATCTCGCAGATTACTGAGATGAACTCCAGCGGTGGTGATCAGCAGTTCCTGACCTTCGGCTTCCTGGCCGACGATGATGATCGCCAGATGCCGACCACAAAAAACCCGATCACGCTGACCTTCACGGTCGCTGATGATCCGTCCAAGCCTTACGTGGCGGTGTGTGAAGCTGCTGACGACGACAAGCAGGCTCGTTTGCTCCGCCTGAACCTGCCGGGCGGCAGCAGCATCATCTACAACGGCTATGTGTCGATCACGTCGACCCCGACCATGTCCCGCAACAACCTGATGACCCGTGTGATCAGCCTGGCGCTGACCGGTCGCCCAGCCCGTTACGCGGCTGCGGTGTAACCCATGGCCAAGTTCAAGTTGATCCAGAAACCGACCTTCAAGGCGCCGGTGATGATCCAGCGGGCCGGGTATAACGCCGAAAAGGTGGAGTTCGAGTTCAAGTACCTGGACCGTACCGCGCTCGCTGAGCTGTACACCGGCTGGAACGAGCGGCACGACGAATTGAGCAAGCAGCTCGGCGATATGGACCTCAAAGCTTTCACTGCCGCCCAGATCGCCTTGCAAGCCGACCAACTGCTGGATGTGGTCGTCGGCTGGGACATTGAAGAAAAGTTCACGCCTGAAAATGTGCGCATCCTCGTCAACTCGATCAACTCGGCGCCTAAGGTCGTGCTGAACGCTTACGCCGAAGCCTTCAGTGAGGCCCGCCTGGGAAACTCCTAAGCGCCGCGCGCGCGCTGTATGAGCCAGGGCCGTCGGATGCAGATCTGATGGCCTTCGGTTTATCGCGCCAGGACATCCCCGACAAGGAAGTCGGCATCTGGCCGGACAACTGGGAGGCCTTCAAAGTCTTCGAGGCCATGAGCACGCAGTGGCGCACAGGCGCGTGTGGCGCAACAGGCATGGACTACAGCGTTCTCTCCGGGGTGATTCGGATGTGCGGCGTACCGATCAGCCGGCGACAACCCATTTTCAGCGACTTCCGGCGGATGGAGGCTGAAGCCCTGCAGGTGATGGCGGAACAGAGAGAAAACAAATGAGCACCAATTTCGCTTCCCTGGGTATTGCGGTCGAATCGTCGCAGGCCGCAAAGGCTGCTGATGATCTGGATAAGCTGGTCGATTCCGCTGAAGGCGCCCAGAAGGCCATTGATGACCTGGGTAAAACAGGCGAAGGCTTGGCCAACACCGGTAAAAAGGTTTCCCAGGCAGAAGCGGACATTGCGCAAGGCATCGATAAATCGACGGCGTCCAGGGATCGGCAAGCCGGAGCAAGCCGCAAGGCAACTGACAGCGCAGTAGCGGAAATTTCCGTCATCAGTCAGCTCGACAAGGCGATGACGGGCAATATCTCGAGCATGGAGTCGCTGCTTCAGGCTGAGGGTTTGCTAGAGCGCGCCCGCAAGGGCGGCTTGGTCACCATCGAGGAGCAGGCGAAGTACCAGGATCAACTGGGAAAGGCCTACGACAAGATTGAAAAGGCGGAAGCCAAAGAGCTGGCCCAGAAGCAAAAGCTGATCGAGGCTGAGAATCGTCAGATTGAGGCGCTGAAGCGCACCGTCAACGGGATTGATCCGGTAACCGCCAAGCTGGCGAAGCTGGAAGCTCAGGAGAAAGCGCTCAACGACCTGCACAAAACGGGTCAGATCGACGCCGACCGTTACAACGAAGCCTTGGCCAAGATCGGCAAAGACCGCGCAGGTCTGACTGAAGCCGCGGGTGCATTCGACAAGCTGAAGCTCGGCACCCGCCAGGCTCAGGAAAACGTAATGCAGCTCGCCAACGCCATCCAGGCGGGTGATCTCGGAAGCGGGGCGCGTGCGATCGCTCAGCTGGGTGCTGGCGCCGGTGAGTCGGCGAAAAGCCTGGCAGGTATGCTGATCCCGGCCGGCCTGCTGGTCGCCGTAATCGGTTCGCTGGGCTACGCATACTTCGATGCAATGAAGCAGGCGCGAGAGTTCAATGCCGCGATCAATGGCGGTACGAATGGTGCCGGGCAGACCATCGCCAGCCTGAAGGACATGGCCGATGGCGCTGGGCGCGTCACCGGCAACCTGTCCGGCGCGCGCGAGGCAGTTGTTTCGCTTGCATCCGGGGCTGCTACCAGCGGCACGCAGATGCGTAATCTGGCTGAAGCCGCAGCGGCCGTGAGTGAAGTAACCGGCCAGGGCGCTGGCGACCTCGCCAAGTCCTTTGCCGCTGCCGGCGAAACGGCCACCGAAGCGGCAGGCAAGATCAGCAGCCAGTACGGGCTGCTGACCCTTGAGCAGTACCAGGTGATCAAAGGGCTGGATGACCAGGGCGACAGTCAGCGCGCGTTGGATGTGCTCAGCGAAGACCTGAATCAGGCCGCACTTACGCGGCTGAAGACCTACCGCGAGTCACTATCCGACGTAGAGCGCGACTGGGACAGCATCAAGACCGCTATTAAAGGCGCGTACGCCGAAGTCCGGTCGGAAATTTTCCCCGACTTGGCCAAGCAGATCGAGATCACGCAGCGGGTGCTGGATACGCGCAAGGGGGGTGGGGTGGCTGGTGCCATTTCCAATGGCCTCAGCTCCTTGAATTCGGCGCTTGGCCTTGGCACTGGCGAACACGACGACTCAACTGAGGCGCTCGAGAGAAAACTTGCTGAACTCAAGGCCAGGCAGACGGCAAGCGCTAATCTGGCAATCGCCACGGGTGAAAACACCGACGCGAACCAAAAGGCCATTGAGGCTCAGAAAGCGCTGGATACTCAGCTCGACAACATCAATCCGCTGAACAAGCGTAAGGCGGCTCAGGAGAAGCTGAATCAGCAGTTCAGAACGTTATACGAGAACGCTGAGAAAACAGGTCAGAAGTCCCCGCTGCTCGATGGTGTCAATTACGACGGCGGTAAGTTCTATGGCGGGGCCTACGATACGCTCCTGAAAGGGATTCAGGACAAGAATAAAGACCCGAAGGCAGCCGGCACGCAGGTCGACCTTACCGGCTTCAACAACGCCAAGAATGACCTGGCGGCGATCACCGACACCTACAAAAACTACCAGAAGGAACTGGAAGCGGCTCAAAAGGCCGGCCTGCTGTCTGAGGAAGACTATTTGCTGCGGCGCCAGGCGCTAATCGGCAATCAGCTCGGCCAAACCACGGCGGCATACGAGGCTGAGATTGCCGCACTGGAAGCGGCCAAGGCCAAGAAGGGCACCTCGGCCGCGCAGAGCATCCAGCTCGACCAGAAGATCGCCGATGCGCGCGCGGGCATGGTCAAGGCGCAGAAGGATGCGGACAGCCAGCTTGAGGTTTTGGCGACCAACGAAACAGGACGACTCGCCAAGCAGGAGCGGGCGATCAGTTCCTATGTTCAGGCACTGGGGCAGCAACAGCGCGCGCTGGAGCTTGCTGGGCAGCGTGCCGTGCTGGGTGTTGGTCAGGGTGATCGCCAAAACGCATTGAGCGGTCAGCTGAACAGCCAGCAAGACCGGTTTGCTCAGCAGTCGCTTGAGCTGGAAAACCAGCGCTCCGACCCGTCACGGAACATGTCGGAGGAAGAGTTCAAGCGGAAATCGCAGGCGCTCGCAGACGCGAACAAGGCCGCCACTGAGCAGATTCGGCAGAACTACGCTGATGTGGAGAACGCCCAGGGCGATTGGACGAAGGGCGCAACGGCTGCCTGGGAAAACTATCTGGATTCGGCAAAGGATATCGCCGGCCAGACCAAAAGCCTCTTCGGCAACGCCTTCAGCTCCATGGAGGACTCCATCGTCAACTTTGCCATGACCGGTAAGGCGTCGTTCTCGGATTTCGCCAAATCGATTCTGGCCGACATGGCGCGCATCGCCACCAGACAGGCAAGTTCTGCGTTGTTGGGCAGTCTGGTGGGCGCAGCGGCCAGTTACCTCGGCGGCAGCGCAGCCGGTGGCGGCAACGGAATGGCGGCCGGATCTGCCGGTGCTGCCTCTTCAAACTTGGGCGCGTCCTCGGCCGGCTATTCCAGCACCTACTTCCCGCAAGCAAACGGCGGCGCCTGGTCCGGCGGCGTTCAGATGTTCGCCGACGGCGGTGTGTTCACGAACTCCATAGTCAGCAAGCCCACCGCGTTCGGTATGGCCAACGGCAAGACCGGCGTCATGGGTGAAGCTGGTGAGGAGGCGATCATGCCCCTGACCCGGACGTCGAGCGGCAAGCTTGGGGTCATGGCCATGGGCGGCGGTGGGGCTGGCGGAACGCAGATCAATGTCGAGGTACACATCGACGGTGACGGAAATGCATCGTCAACGGCTGACGCACCAGGCTACGACCTCTTTGGCAAGGAGCTGGCGACGTTCGTAGAGCAGAAGTACCAGGAACTGCGGAGCAGGGACATGCGCCAGGGCGGCGTCATCAACAACGCAATCAAGGGGCGATGATGGCTATCGAAAGATTCACCTGGGCGACGGAGAAAGGCGCGGAGGGCGATATTGCCCAGCGCGTCCGTTCGAAGAAGTTCGGCGGTGGGTACGAACAGTCGGTCGAGGATGGCCTGAACAACCGGTCGCAATCCTGGCCGGTGACCTTTACCGGCCTGAAGCCGCGCATCAAGGACATCATGGCGTTTCTCGACCGGCACAAAGGGGCGAAGGGCTTCCTCTGGGAGCCGCCCCTGGGTGAGCTTGGTCTCTACAAGTGCAACGGCTACAAGCCAGTGCATCGTGGCGGCCAGGTCTACGCCATCACCGCGACTTTCGAACAAACCTTTCACCCTTGAGATAACAGCCCATGGCACTGATCACGGACATCCAGAAACTGGAGCCCGGCGGCGAGATTCGCCTGTTCGAAATTGATGGGACCGAATACGGCGCCGATTACCTTCGCTTCCACGGTCACGCCATCCCGCACACGCCAGAGGAATTGCTGGCCTACGAAGGATCCGAAGATGACCTGCCGGCCAAGTCGATCATCTGGCAGGGCCAGGAGTACGCGGCTTGGCCGGTGCAGATTGAGGGTATTTCCTCGAGCAGCGACGGCACCGCCTCTCGGCCGACTTTCGCCGCCGGCAACGTCAACGGGCGCGTCACTGCGCTTTGCCTGGCTTTCGAGGACATGCTCAAGTTCAAGCTCACAGTCCGCGAGACCCTGGCGCAGTACCTTGATGCGGCTAACTTCCCTGAGGGGAACCCAACCGCCGACCCTACCCAGGAGGCGCTGGAGATCTGGTACATCGACCAGAAAACCAGCGAGGACGGCGAAGCGGTGGTCTGGGAGCTGTCTTCCCCGGGTGAGATCGACAACCACGGCTTGCCCGGCCGGCAGATGACCACCTTCTGCCACTGGGCCATGACCAACGGTTACCGGGGGCCGGACTGCGGCTACACGGGCGCAGCCATGTTCGACGATGAGGACAACCCCACCGATGACCCGGCCCTGGACCAGTGCAAGGGCTGCCTGTCGTCCTGCAAGCTGCGCTTCGGCGAGAACAACGAACTGTCCTTCGGTGGATTCCCAGCCGTTTCCCTGATTGCCCGGAGCTGACCATGCGTAAGCACATCATCACGGCCATCCAGGCGCACGCGGCGGCCCAGTACCCGAAAGAATGTTGCGGTCTGCTGCTGGCCATCGGGCGGGCGCAGAAGTACTTCCCGTGCCGGAACATCTCCACGGAGCCGAGCGAAGAGTTCCGGCTCGATCCTGAGGACTACGCCGCGGCGGAAGACTTGGGCGAGGTGATCGGCATCGTTCACTCGCACCCGGATGCCACCAGCAGGCCGTCACCGCATGACCTGGCCATGTGCGAGGCCACGGCCTTGCCCTGGCACATTTTGTCGTGGCCCGAGGGCGATCTGCGCACCATCAAGCCAAACGGCAGCACGCCGCTGCTCAAGCGTCCGTTCGTGCACGGAGCATGGGATTGCTGGCAAGTCTGCGCCGACTGGTACCAGCGTGAATGGGGGCTTGAGTTCGAAGCCTTCCAGCGCGCTGATGGCTGGTGGGAGAGTGCGGAGAACGCCAGCCTGTACGACCAGCACTACGAGGCGGCGGGCTTTGTGCGCGTCGACCGGCCGCAGCGTGGTGACATGATCGTTATGCAGGTTGGCCGGACAGTGCACCCGAACCACGCCGGCATATACCTCGGCACCGATCCGTCGCTGCCTGGTGAGGATTCAGGTGTGTTCGGTCCAGGCCCGTTCCTGCTGCACCACCTGTATGGCAGGCCGTCGGAAATTATCGTCTTCGGCGGCCCATGGCATGACCGGACGCGCCTGATCCTCAGGCACAAAGACGCAAGACAACCAATATGACGCGGCACGGCCGCAGGGAAGATTTATGAATGCGAAAAACTCGAACCAACCGAAACCTGCAGCTCCGTTTCTGGTCGGGAGTGACGGCCGGGTCTATATCAACACCGCGTTGGTTTCGAAAGCAGCCACCACTACTTTGAATCTTACTTGCCGAGTTCGAGCTGCTTTCTAGCAAACTCTTCCGTGCTAAGCATCACGGTGGGCTTAGCGTTGGGGAAGGTTGTATTGTAAATTTCTTCGATCAACAGATGCCCGTGACCATGTCGCTTAGCACCCTCGACTGCCAGCGCGAGATGGCCTTGCGTCTGCTCAGGCGATAGCTCGGCAGCAACCTTTGCAAGAGCCATTACGGCATCAGTAAGCTGTTTAATCGCTTCTTCAGATGTAACCGTGTAGTTTCCGCTCATTTGACCTCCAGGTCATAAACGCGCCAATATTGGCGCAACCCCAGTCCTCGGGCTTGCAGGAGAAAGACTGGGGAAATCCTTGCGTGTGGCAGGAGGCTACTACTGAGGGAGGGATTGGCGTTACTGGAATTCCATCCACGCTGGATGCCTGGCCAGGATTTGCGATAAATGTCTGCCCGTGACACGCTCCCTTATTTAAAGAATGGGTGGAATTGAGGGAATGATAAGCGCTGAAGAAAAGCGCAATCTCTGCATTCAGGAAATGGGCGCAGAACTGGGAGCAATGTACTGCGACCTAAACGACCATTTGCTGGACATACTGTTGATCTGGAGGCAGTACGAGCAGTTGTTCGCAGTGGACGAGAAAACGGTTGAGCTTTTGAATCGAACAGCCCCAGCATTTTTTGGCGTTATCCAATGTCAGCTTTGGGATAGCGTCATGCTCGGCGTATCCCGATTAACTGATCGTCCCGAGAGCTTCGGGAACAAAACCCTATCCATTCAAGCGCTTTCCGCTTTGATTGATGATGCTGGCGTGAAGGTGAAAGTTGATGCAGCAGTGAGCCAGGCCCTAAGTGACGTACAGTTCGCGAGGACTCACCGCAATAAGCGTATAGCGCATAACGATTTAGTGAGCATGCAGAATCGCGCGGGAAATACCTTGCCAGGGGCTAGTAGAGAGAAAATCAGGGAAGGCCTTAAATCGATAATCGCAGTGCTGGAAATTTTGAATGGACACTATCGGGAATCGACGATGCTCTATGACGACATGATTTCAGACGGTGGTGCTGCTCGGTTGGTTGCAATACTGCGCAACAATGCAGCATAGGAACATAAGTGATCTCGAAGAACGGGGGGCAACCGGCCACTCTTTTTGCATCTCCTCCTCAGTGCTACAGTCCCGCCAAACCAAGGAGAGAACGAGATGCTGCTATCAATGCTCGCGGCACGGCGGTGGCTGAGGCGGTTGGGTGGATAGATCTTGTGAATGTGCATTAATCTTTTTGAGCCGCCTTCAAGGCTGCTCTGGCTAAACGCTCTTGGTTGTCCTTCTCTGCCACATCGTAGATCTCCTCAATGGCCGAGACGTGCCACACGCGCCCGAGGTCGGATTCGGAGTTAATGCGACCCGAATAGATTCCGAGGAACTCCCAACGTGTTGTAGCAGACATAATGGAGAGTATTTTGCCTCCCTCAATTTTTCTGGAATTACTGATCCTGTAGGCAACCACGGCAGACCCTGACTGACCCTGGCGTGTTCGGCAGTCGATCAGGAAGACGGGGTTATTAGGATCAAGGAGGCTTAAGTCTTGCGCCAGGAAACCAGTCGCCCAAATTGGGAACTTTCCTGCTGCAGATAATCCGAAAGGAAAGCCGATCACGCTCACAGTTTCACTTGGGCTCACCAGAAGCCCATGCCTGTCCAAGCCAGACTGCAAGTAGTAAGGATATTTGGCAATGTCGGAACCCCAAGACAGATTGAGAGCCACCGCGTCAACCGCTCCTCCAAGCGTCGGATGCTCAAACCAGTAGGGTGTGTCATCTGCCCTGTAGAGCGGGAGCTTCAGCTTTATCCAAGATCCTGGCTCATCTGCTTCTTTGTGGAAGTAAATGAGGATGTTATCGGGGATTGCAGCATTACTACTGAGGCACGCCCCTGTGTCTTGATTGCGACCAGTAACGTTGTGCCTATTGGTAAAAAGGCAGCAGTGAGAATCTCTGTCTCGCGCAACCAGAAAAGCCGTGCCGGAGCTCAGCAGCGTTTCTCCGAAATACATCTCAATGAACAATGATTTCATTGTAGGTATTTCGAGGTTGGTGCCAATGCTTATGTGTTCGTGGTGAGTCTCATTTGGTATGTTCGGCATCTATTCAACTTCCTGTTTAAGAGTTTGGAAGGCTCAGTAACACGCCAACCATTGGACGATCCCCCCAGCCTCCTGAAAGTTTGGCTTTGGTCTGGAATCTCCATGTGCCGGAAATGCTCATGTCGGCGATCTGTTGATGAAAGTCTGCGGCTGCGTCTCGAGGTAGATATCCGACCTTCAAGCCCTCGATATAGACGGCACATGCATTTGGGTCATGAGGGTTGTCTGGCTCGGCGACTATGTCTGCTACGAAATCATTGTCGGTAGCCATGTGACGACCATTTCGTAGTTTTCGAAGAGCTGGCTGGTAGTGGGATTCGCCAACGACGTCGAATGCACACGTATGTCCTCCGGTGATCCTTCCGGTGAGTGGTGGCAAAGCTGCCTTAACTGGAGAGGCTTTCTTGGCACGCCTCTTTTTCGGCTCCGCCGCTACAGGTTCAGCAGGCGGTTTTGGAGCCGTTGCCGATGGCTGTAGAGCCTTGAAAGTTCGGGCTCTAGATGCTTGAGGGTGCTGTGCGTTCGCTGCCGCAGACAGAAAACTAGCCCTTGCATGGCCGATCTTCAGGAGTCGAGCCAGTTCGTCAGGCGTTTTGGGGCCGGATATGGCTACCAGGTTCCTTACTTCAATGAGTAATTCGTCATTCAGATCCTCAATCGGCAAGCCAGAGGCTGAATGGGGCTCAGTCGTCGAGTTCTCGCTCCGCGAGAAGATACGTTTCCACCACGACATTCAACGCTCCTTGTTGTGCTAGAGGTTCAGTAACCAAGTACCTTTCGCTGGGCATCTAGCTCAGTGATTGCATATTCAAATGCTCCCCCTGGATGACTGTCCAGCGCGTCCACCAGTCGCTCCAGAAGAACAAGATCGTTCAACGTCAGTGCACTGGAGTGCGGAAGAACGATCTGTACTATTACTCCCGAGTTGATGTCAGAACCTTCTAAAGCAGCATGAATATCAAGTCGCCCATCGGCGATGGATTTTTGACCATTAGCTAAAAGCTTGGTAGCTATTCGAATGGACTCAGCACGCTGCTTGAAATTGGGTCTCTGCATCAGCTTTTGTCCTTGCATGCTTGGTGAGGAGCCTTAACTGGCTTGCGGGTAGTTCCGCAATATTCCTTAACTATTTGAAGTTACGCTCATAGAGCAACTCGTTGCAGCGACGTGCGACCGTTAAGAAAAACCATCCACTCAATGCCAACCCCCCCAGTAAAAGAAACGCCAGAATTGCGGCAGGTGGCAGGCCGTGGTCCTGGGAAAGGCTGATTAATTCGGGCGTGCTCTTCCAGACGACCGATACGTAAAAGGTCCCAATGAGAAAGCTTGGACCTCCAATAAAGGCGAGGGCCCAGTCGTTCAGATCTGCCAAGGTCTTCTTCGGACGATTGCGCCATGCAGTAGAAATGGCTTTGAGGAATTTCATAGTGACTACTCCATGTTGGTGACTAAAGAAGCCCGGCGGGCCGGGCTTGGGTTACTTCTTGCGCTGGGCGCACTTATCAAGGAGCGGACCGACGCCGCCATGCTTGGCTATGAAGTAGCCATGAAAATGCCCTTGGCGTCCCATGCAGGTTGTCATGGCCTCGACGGCCTCAAGCTTCTTGTTATAGGTGCCCGGCCCTTCGTAGATCCGGCGAACATCCATCAGGAAATTCAAGTAGTCGTTGAAAGCCAGGTCAAGCTGACCGATGTCGGACAAGGTATGGATGCTGTCTATGTTTCCATTCTGATCAAGAGCGACAAACGTCCCGGCTGGGAAGTACAGGTCGCACTTCAGCTTCTCGATTCGTCGAAACTCTTTGTCGCCATATTTGCAGAGAGTGCCTACCAGGCCGAGATTCGCCAGCGTGTTGGCAGCAAAAGCCCTGGGTACGAAGCAGACTGTGACCGATGAAAATGCGCTGGAATTGTCGGGTTCTGATATTGGTCCTTTGGATGACATCTGACGCTCCTTGTCGGACGAATCACTTCGTTGGGTAGCGCTTGCGAGGCTTGGGTCCCGTGTTTGGGATATCAGCATCTTCTTCTTCGAATTTGCCGATGCCGCGCAGGGCCTTGATCATTGCCGACATGATCTTTTCTTCTTGTGCCGTCAGCGGGCCATCCAGCCCGGTGATCAGACGGTCCTTGTGGATTTTCGTGGTTATCTGGGGGTTGGGGCCTGGACTGTAAAACGGGTGCTCAGGATTCATCCGATCAAGATCGCTAACCCCCATTTCATCTGTTTCAGTAAAGCTTCGCTCTAGGCGATCAAGTATCTCGGCAGTAGCTGACCGCTTGTTTTGCTTGGCCGCGACCATTACCAAGTCCCGAAGATCCTCTGGTATGCGGAGGTTGAACTGTGGATCGCTGCGACTCATCTCAAATCCGGTTCCATTTAACGGAACGAAATAATGCATCACGGTGGTATTGACGGCAATGCATCACCGTTATACATTCGCGTCATGAACAACGGTGATGCATCTGGAGGGGATATGAAGGTAAGGGAAATGGCGCAGGTGGTATTTCGGGCAGAGCCGGATATTAAGGCTTGGCTTGAAAGGAAGGCGCAGGAACAGGAGCGCAGCCAGAACTGGCTCGTAGGGAAGGCGCTAAGGGAGGCGATGCAACGAGATGAACAAGCCAAGCAGGCATGAAAAAGCCCCAAGCGCGGCAACGCTTGAGGCTCATGAAGCAGAACGTCTAACTATCAGGAAAAACGCCATGACCGATATTAGCACAACCGTTTCGAATGTCATCCCGTTCAATTTCGGAAAGCAGCAGGTACGCACGCTGCTAATTAATGATCAGCCGTGGTTCGTGGCGACTGACGTGTGTGAGTCTCTTGCAATCGTCAACACTGCTCGAGCGCTCAGCCGGCTGGATGAGGATGAAAGGGGTATTCATAGTATGAACACCCTTGGAGGCGCGCAGAATCTCAGCGTGGTTAACGAGTCGGGGCTCTATTCACTGATCCTCACGAGCCGCAAGGCCGAAGCCAAGATCTTCAAGAAGTGGGTGACTGCTGAGGTTCTTCCGACGATCCGTAAGCATGGCCGGTATGAAGATACCACTGGCAAGATGAATACTCTGGTAGGCCAGACCATCGGCACTGATGGGTTTCACATGCTTGGCGCGGTGGTGAAGGGCAAGGTATCTAGCCTTCCGGCTCCTATTCAGCGTCGGGCTACCGCGAAAATCTGGTCGCAGACTCATGCAGCTTTTGGCGTTCGGTCGGCGGCAGATATTCCGGCCGATCAGCTTGACGCTGCGCGGAACTTCATCGCGGCATACGCCGTTCTGGAAGGTGAGTTCATTCCGAAGGGGCAGGGCAAGTCCTTCGATATCCCGGACAAGCTTGGCCAGTGTGAGCGGTACCTCGTCAGTGCCGACCATCACGGCAATCGGCAGGTCACGCCCGTGCCAATGGGTGCGTTCGTTTTGACCCGGCAGCAGTTCATGCAGTCGATGCTTGTGGACAGGGATATGCCAGTCTCCACAGCGGAAATGTTTGAGTTTGTGGCGCTGGCTACTGAAAATCTGCGCTGCCGATTTCTTTTCCAGGCTGCTCGGAGGGACGCAGCATGAGCATGGAACTTGTCACGCTAAAAATTACCGGCACGTCTCCGCTGATGATGCACAGCGACAAGCTGGCCAACCCTTTGAATCCCGCAACAAAGGCTCATAAGGAATTGACCGGAAAGCGTAAGAAGACGGACGACGATCATCTTGCCATCGCTCGCTCTGAATTTATCGCAGGCGCTTACCACGATGAAAAGCTCGGATTCTTTGTACCCGGCGCTAACTTCGATGCGACGTTCCTGGCTGGCGCGAAGCTTCAGAAGCTGGGCACGCAATGGAAGCGCGGAGCGGTCGTAATGACTGACAAGGCAAAGCTGGAGTTCTCTGGGCCGACAACTCCCGATTCTCTTTGGGAGGATCAGCGATTCGTTGATTGTCGCGGGGTTAAGGTTGGGCAGGCGAAGATCATGCGTTACCGGCCAATCTTTCTTGAATGGGGCGTCGAGCTGGAAGTCGCGATCAACGCTGACGTACTCAACATAGAGGAAGCAAAAAAGGCGATCACCGACTCAGGACTGTTGATTGGCGTCTGTGAATACCGGCCGCGCTTCGGTCGTTTCGAGGTGGTATATGTCTGAACTGACAAAGCACCCAAGCTACAAGCAAGCTGTTGATGACTTCCTCAAGGAATTCAAATACGGCGATCTGGTCGGGCATGAGTGGTTGGAGGCGCGTTTCGGAATGCCTTCCATGACTGACTCGAAGTCGCTGACCGTAGAGAAGTTTCGTGAGCGTCAGTTCGAATGGCTTGTGAACGTGGAGGCATTTAAATCGGACTTGCTCAAGCATCATCAGGTCTGCCTTCAGTCTGTGCGCGGCCGTGGTTACCGCTGGGTGCCGCCTCATGAGCAGACAGAAGTTGCGGTAAGTGAGCTGGGCCGGAATGTCCGGAAGGCGTTTCGCGGGAGTGGAGAAAAGCTGAGGAATCTGAGGATAACGGAGCTTACCGATGATCAGCGACGTGCAAACCTTGACGCTGTAGCAAAGTTTTCCGCGCTCCAGGGCATGACTCGAAAGGCTCTTGGTCAATAGCAGAGTAATGTCCTTTCTATGAGAGGGCATTGCGGTGCGAACGCATCATGTGGCGTGGCGAGACAAGGTTGGGCGAGGCCTGGTTAGGTCGGGCATGTCGGGGTGAGGGCTGACAACAGCGTAATGCCGATTGGAATCAGTCGGCATTGCGGTGGCAGAAGCCGCTGGCAGGTTCTGGTCCGGCAAGTCGCGGCTAGGTCCGGCGGGGTGTGGTTTGATTTGGTATGGGCTGATAACAGCGTAATGTCTCTTCTTGGAGGAGGCATTGCAGTGTTAGAAGTTTTCGATTGATATAGCCCGCATTGCGGGCTTTCGTGTTGCTCTCTGCTTGGTGATAAAGTCTCGCCATATCTCAATGAGGGAACAGCATGAAATTGTTCGTAGGGGCATTGGCGCTGGTATCGATGGCAGGTTGCGCAAGTGTAGGTGACACCCGTAGCAACCCCCCGCTCTTATCGCTGCAATCAAGTAAGCCAGCGAAAGTTGTCGCGGAATGCATACGCGACGGCTGGCAGGGGACTACCGTGCTGGGCGCTGGAATCGGCGGGATTCTGCAAACATCTGGTGACCGCTATACGATCTTGGCGCCGGATGCTCAGGCCCCACTGCACTTGGTTGATGTGATCCCGAAAAAAGGAGGATCAAGCGTACGCTATCACTTCTACAGAACCTGGCAGTCTCCGCTTGAGAGAGTCGTCGATGTAGTGAGGTCCTGCGCCAAATAGGCAAGGAAAACAAATAAGCCACCTCCGGGTGGTTTTTTATTATCTGGAGAAAAGCTATGGCTGCACTTGCTATCTACTACTCGCCGATGGAAACGATCCGGCTCGGGGGAATGCTGCGGCAGTTCGGAAAGCAGTACAGGCTTTCTATTCGTACCCCGGCAGAAGCGATAAAGGCGCTTTGTGTGCAAATCCCAGGCTTTGAAAGGTTCCTGTCTAACGCCAAGTCGAGGGGTATGGAGTTCGCTGTTTTCCGAGGGAAGAAAAACATCGGCGAGGATGAACTCTGCTTTCAGGGCAAAGGAGAAATCAGGATCGTCCCCGTCATTACCGGCTCGAAACGTGCGGGCTTGCTACAAACCATTATTGGGGTGGTAATCGTTGCGTTGGCGTGGTGGAACCCACTTGGCTGGTCGGCAGCTACGGCGCTTGCGGTAGGAATGGGCGGCGGCTCAATGGCTATTGGTGGCGCTATTCAGATGCTCAGTCCTCAAGCTGGCGGCCTGAAGATGAGTGCGGCCCCGGAAAACCAACCGTCTTACGCATTTGGATCGGCGAGAAATACCACCGCCTCCGGCAATCCCGTACCGCTTTGCGCTGGTAGGCGGCGATGGGGTGGCGCAATCATCAGTGCCGCCATTTATTCCGAAGATAAAGCCTAGAAATAGGATGTAGCACCGCACCGCCCAAGAGGCGGTTTTTTATTGCCTGGAGAAAAGCATGGGCGCAGCACGCAAGTTTGATATACACGGCGCCAAGGGCGGGGAAGACAAGCCAAAGACGCCGACCGAGGCGCCGGACAGCCTGCGCTCTGTCGCAATTGCCAAGATGCTGATCGCCGTGGGCGAGGGTGAGTTTGAAGGCACACCAACTGCTCGCGATATTTGCCTCGACAACACCCCACTGCAAGATCCTCAGGGCAATATGAACTTCCCGAACGTGAAGTGGGAGTGGCGTACCGGGGCCGTGGATCAAACCTCGATTGGCGGAATTCCTTCAGTCGAAAACGAGACGACGATCAGCACAGAATTGCGCAGCGGAACACCCTGGGTGCGCGCCATAACCAACACTCAGCTTTCTGCTGTTCGTGTGCGGCTTGCGTGGCCAGCCCTTCAATCCGTTGACTCTGGCGGCAACATTAATGGCTACCGCATCGAGTACAAGGTTGAATTGGCTACCGACGGCGGCGCCTACCAGCAAGTTCTGAGCGAGGCTGTCGACGGCAAGACCACCAGCACCTACGAGCGCACACGTCGCATTGACTTGCCCAGAGCGACAACTGGTTGGCTGATGCGCATCGCCCGCCTGACGATCAACCAAAACAACAACAAAATCTCCGACACCATGCAGATCGCCGGGTTTACCGAGGTGATTGACGCAAAGATTCGTTACCCGAATACGGCCCTGCTCTACATCGAGTTCTCGGCCGAGCAGTTCCGCAATATCCCGGCTGTCACCGTCGAATGTGATGGTCGAAAGTGGCAGGTGCCAAGCAACTACGATCCGCGCTCCCGCAGCTACACCGGAATTTGGGATGGTACGTTCAAGGAGGCGTGGACGGATAATCCCGTCTGGCACACCTACGGCATCACCACAAGCGATCGATTCGGCCTTGGTCGGCGCATTAAGCCGTGGATGGTCGATATTTGGGAGTTGTATCGGGTTTCCCAATACTGCGACCAACTGGTGCCGGACGGTAAGGGCGGCATGGAGCCTCGCTTCATCTGCAACTTGAACCTGCAGAGCAAGGCCGACGCATGGTCGCTGCTGCGCGACATCTCGACCATCTACCGGGGCATGACTTACTGGGCCCAGGGCCAGGTGTTCACCCTGGCGGATATGCCGCGTGCTACCGACTTCGATTTCGCCTACACCCGGGCGAACGTCATCGACGGCAAGTTCACTTACTCCAGTGCATCGGAGCGCACCCGCTACACCCGGGCGCTGATCAGCTATGACAATCCGCTGAACAACTTCGACACCGATGTCACCGCGGTTACCGATGCCAAGCTGCAGCGGCGCTATGGCGATAACCCGCTGGAGATCAGTGCCATCGGCTGTACCCGCGAATCCGAGGCCCAGCGCCGCGGCAAGTGGGCGCTGCTCACGAACTCCAAGGATCGGGCGGTTACCTTCAAGGTCGGCCTCGACGGGCGTATTCCGTTGCCTGGCTACGTAATCCCGATCGCCGACGAACTGCTGGCTGGTCGGCCGGTTGGCGGGCGCATCTCGGCGGTGAACGGCAAGGTCATCACCCTAGACCGAGACACCCAGGCCAAGCCCGGCGATCGGCTGATCCTGAACCTGCCCGACGGGAAATGTGAGGGGCGCACCGTGCAACTGGTCAGCGGCCGGCAGGTCACCGTTACCGTCGCCTACTCCGTGCCGCCTGAGCGCGAATTGGTGTGGGCACTGGACGCTGACGACCTGGCCATCCCGCTTTATCGCGTGGTCAGCATGGCGCGGCCGGAGCCTGGTGTGTTTGAAATCTCGGCTGTGCAGTACGACCCGAGCAAGTTCGATCACATCGACACCGGTGCCCGGCTGGAAGAGCGGCCAATCAGCGTTGTGCCGATCACCGTCGTTCCGGCGCCGGCAAGCGTCACGCTCACATCGAGCTACGCCGTAAATCAGGGTATTGCGATCAGCACCATGAATATCTCGTGGCCCGCCGTTGCTGGCGCGGTCGCGTATGACGTGGAGTGGCGCAAGGACAGCGGCAACTGGATCAAGGTGCAGCGCACAGGCTCGACGAGCGTGGACGTCACCGGCATCTACTCGGGCGCCTACGTGGCCCGGGTCCGCTCGGTGAGCGCCTTCGAGATCTCGTCGATCTGGAAAAGCTCGAACCTTACCAATCTGGAAGGGAAGGTCGGTCTGCCGCCGGCGGTGTCGTTCCTGACCACCACCAGCGAGTTGTTCGGTATCGGCATCAAGTGGGGATTACCTGCTGGCGCCGAGGACACCCAGCGCACCGAGCTATGGTATGGCCCTGCGAACGACCTGTCGGCGGCGACCAAGCTGGCCGACCTGGCTTATCCGCAGGCCGACTACCGCATGCAGTCGCTGCTGGCGGGCGCTCAGCTCTTCTTCTGGGCGCGCCTGGTGGATCGTACCGGCAACATCGGGCCGTTCTATCCGGTTGTGAATGGTGTGATGGGTCAGGCTGGCTCGGATGCCACGCCGGTCCTTCAACTGCTGACGGGGAAATTGACGAAGTCCGAGTTGGGGGATGATCTACTCAGCGACATCGAGAAGATCCCGGGCTTGCAAGCCCAGATCGACGCACTGGACGGGCTCGGCGCATACGTTCCGGGTCAGGTCTATCTGAAAGGGCAGATGGTGGTGGCGGGTGATCGCATCTACCAGGCGAAGGATCAGGTACCAGTTAGCAACCCGCCCCCCAATGCCACGTACTGGGAGGACGTAGGGCAGTCGTTGGAGGCAGCCAACGGTTTGGCGCAGCAGGTCAGCACCAATACCACCGATATTTCCAAGATCGGTGGCGTGGTCACTGCGCAGGCCGCTACCACAAACGCGCTGCGTGCTGCGGCGCGTGACGATAGCGGTAGCGGAGCCAAAGCGGATGCGTTGAAAGGTTGGGCCAGCACCTCGGCAATCGCCGTTCAAGAAAAGGTAATCGCATCAAACGAAGAGGCTTCGGCGCAGCGCCTCACAACGTTGGATTCAAAGGTTAACCAGAACGCTGCAAACGTGACGCTTCTGGAAAGCACGGTGGCCAACAATAAACAGGCATCTGCGCAACAAGTGGCACAGGTAAGTGCCGAGGTCGCCTCTGCCAAAGACGGAGTTGCTACCAACAAAGCAGCGATTCAACAGACGAGTTCTGCACTCGCCGATACCAATGACAAGCTGTCGACTATTTGGTCGGTGAGGATGGAGACCACCGCCGGCGGCCAGAAGTACGCCGCGTCGTTTGGCCTGGGCCTGCAGGTCGATCCGTCTGGAGTGTCGTCGCAGTTCGTGGTCAGGGCTGACACGTTCATGCTGCTGAACCTGGCAAGCGGTACGCCGGTGTCACCCTTCGCGGTTACTGGTGGGCAGACATTCATCAACTCTGCATTTATCCAAGACAGTACGATCACCAACGCCAAGATTGGCGCATATATCAGTTCCACAAACTACATCGCAGGGCAGCAAGGCTGGATCCTCAACAAGGACGGAACTTTTGAAATCAACGGAATTGTCCCGGGGCAGGGGCGTTCAATGATGACAAATCGATCTCTGCGGTTCTGGGATGTGAACAACGTCAAGCGGGTTCAAATTGGAGACCTCACAGAATGAGTTCAGGTATGCGGCTATGGAGTTCTGCGGGGAACCTGGTGCTTGATGAAAACTCATTCACGGTAAGGGTCGTTTATTCGGCCCTGGTTTCACAATCAGGAAGGAGTCTGTACATCCCAATCCCCGGCGTAACCATTGCTACCTGCACGGGCGTCTGCCTCCCAAACGGAAACTGGTCGAGCAGTTCGAGCAGTCAGGATGCGGGCAACTGCCAGTTTGACGTCCAAGTCATGGATCGCGGCGTAACGGTCTGGTTCTGCAAGCGTGATATGCCGACGGGCAGAATCGGGGTATCAACACAAAGACTGCTAGTACTGAGATACAGATAATGACGTACGGTTTAACTTTTACGAATAATGCGGACGTAGTTACGCTGGACTCCGAATTCTCAAGACTAGTCGTCTTGTATTCGGCCAGGTACTCGGGAGGCGCCGCATTCCCCTACCCAATAACATCAGCAGAAGCCCCCCTAATATTTGTAAGGCCAGATGCAACCGCGGCCTTTCAATGGGTTCGCCTTCTAGGCTCACCAGGGAACTGGACAGGTTGGACCAATAACGCGGGCGGAACAGGGACATACTTCCTGGCTGCATACCAATCAAGGGAGACGGACACGTACGGAATGCGCTTATGGGACGGCGGAGCCAAGCTTTTGTTTGACAGCGGAACGCCTTGCGCGCAATTCACGAATGTAATTACCGGATGGAACTACTTAGGCGCTTCTAACCCGTCCGTCAGCAGATGGGTTTACAACTGGAACACGTCCGTTCCATTGAATACCGGTAACTACATGTTGATAAACAATATTGCGATGGATATGCCGGGACGAGATACTTACTCCAAGTTAAGTTGCACATGGAATTTTGCTAACAACACCATCACGGCGACACTACAGAATATAGGCGACTACGGCAGCGGAAGTTTTTTCCTGCCCCTTCTGTTTGCTAAGCCCGTTTCCTAGTCAGCTATAGCTGCAAAAAATATTAATTTTTGGGAGTAACTTATGGTTTGGCAAAGAACCGGGACAGTTGCTGTCCAGAACGGCAGCACGACAGTCACAGGAACAGGTGTGGATTTCGCCGCATCCTCCAGGGTGGGTGACTCGTTCATCGGCCCGGATGGCGTCAGCTATGAGGTTGCCAACGTCGCGAGTGGCACAGTGATCTCGATCCTGCCTCCTTACAAAGGCCCGACCGCCAGCGGCGCGGCTTACGCAATAATGCCGGTGCAGGGCTACGACAAGATGCTGTCTGATGCCTTCAATAATTTGAACAATCAGTTTGGGCCAAAGTTGGCGGCGCTGGGCACTACTGGTAACTATGACATTTTGCCGCTGACCAAGGGCGGAACCGGTGCAACAGATCAGCCAGGCGCAAGAACGGCTCTGGGGCTCGGAACCGCAGCAACTTCAACGCTAGTTACATCGCCAACGGACGCTACGGCGGGGCGGTCTCTAACCGTTGGCTATGGCGGCCTAGGCTCTAAGGACAACGCTCCGTTTGTGGGGGGCGGGCTTAACCCGGACTCTTACAGGACGGGTGCGATAAGCATATGGGGGCAATTCGTAATTGCAGGTGTCGGTTCTTTTACTGGTTTTCTATCAGTAATCCCAGCTGACAACCTTAATCTGTGGCAGTCGATGGTAAATGGGGCCACAGGTGCAAGGTATGAGCGCGTCCAGTCCGGAGGCACATGGGGTGCGTGGACTCCCGTAATATCCGGCGCAAATGCAACGCTAGACCCTGCAAGTGGCGGCCTGATGTGGGCTGGCGCCGTAAGCGGTTTCAGCATTTTCAAGTATGCGAATGGGCAGATGTGCATGCTCGGTACTGCCCCGACTACCGGAAACCTCCCAGCAAACTCGATTAACTACCTCACAGTTACCATCCCAAGCGGCCTGGTTTCAAACACCGGCCTGGCGCGGCCAGTGGCTTCGGTGCGAGCTACAGCCGCCAACGACCATTACGGGATCATCTCTTGTGACCTGGCGACCCCAACCAGCATTAGCATCATCTTGCGGTCAGGCGCCACCGCTCAAACTTACAACGTCAACGTCTCTGTATGGGGGCAGTGGAAATAATGAAAATTAAACTATGGGCTGATCTGGTTAGCTGGCCTCTTGAGGCGTCCGTGTCTGGTGACGTCATCACGATCAACGGTGAGGCTATCGATCTTTCCGGCATACCCGATGGTTACCGACTGCCAGGAAGTGCGGTAGGCAATAAGTTCTTCGTTGAATCCGAGTTCGTCGAGCGAAAGGGCAAGACACTGCACTTTACGCTGCGCCTTCCGGTTTCCTGGGATAGCCCAGAGGAATATCGGAACCCAGCAGGGCCAATCATCCTGGATGCACGCAGCGGCCCGGTAAAATTCCCAGACACAACGCCAATCAAGCCTACGACCGCCGAGGTTATCGAGCCTGGCGAGCAATTGGAGGTAGCACAAGATGGTGGATCTATCGAAGCTTGAGTTGGTGAAAACCGACCAGGACGTTAAGGATCAAGTGGACTTGGACCGGGCGCGTGCGTACCTGCGCGAAACTGACTGGCATGCCTTTGCGCTGTTTGAGGATGGAACGCCCATCCCTGAGGATGTTCGATTGGCGCGCACCGCTGCGCGAGCGACTATCAGCCGCCTGAGTCCGGCTCCCGCGGACTGAGCCGTAGCGCAATACCACGACCGCCTTGAGCGGTTTTTTTCCGCCTGGAGAAAAGTATGTCCATCAACGAGCAGCAGTTGCTGCAGATCCTCCCGAACGCCGGCCGCCAAGCCGGCGTTTTTGTTCCTGCACTGAACGCCGCCATGAATCGTTACGGGATTGTCGGCACCGCCCGCGCGGCTGCATTCATCGCCCAGGTTGGTCACGAGTCGGGGCAACTTCGGTACGTTCGCGAGATATGGGGCCCAACCGCCCAGCAGCTCGGATATGAGGGCCGCGCCGATCTTGGCAACACAGTGAAGGGGGACGGCTCCAAGTACCGTGGACGCGGCCTGATCCAGATCACCGGCCGGGCGAACTACGAGGCGTGCGGGGAGGCGCTGGGCTTGGACGTGATCAATCAGCCTGATCAGCTCGAGCAGCCGCAATACGCCGCAATGTCGGCGGCGTGGTTCTGGTCGACCAAGGGCCTGAACACGCTGGCCGATCAGGGCGAGTTCGTGAAGATCACCCGACGCATCAATGGTGGACTTACTGGCCAGGACGACCGCCAGGCACTGTATGACAAGGCGCTGCAGGTGCTGGCATGACGCCGGTGCAGAAGCTGGCCGGTCTGGTGGTGCTGATCCTGGTGCTGATGGCGGCGGCATCCTGTGTTACCTGGCAGGTGCAGGACTTGCGAATGGGTAAGAAACTCGCCGAGCAGGCCGGGCTGCACAAGGATGACCTGGCCGCGATCAGCAATGCCGCCGCCGCCCAAGCGCGCGCAGAGCAGGACAAGCGCCTTGCCACCGAGCAAGCCCTGGCCACGTCCGACCAACAACACACAAAGGAATTATCCGATGCCCAGCGCAATCAGGCTCGCCTGCGCGATCGCCTTGCCACTTCTGATCTGCGGCTGTCAGTCCTCCTCGAGGATTCAGCCAGTGGCTGCAACGTGCCTGCCGCCACCGGCACCACCGGCGTGGTTCATGCAGCCCGTCGAGCCCAACTTGACCCAGCGCATGCTCAACGAATTATCGGCATTACCGATGCCGGTGACCAAGGATTGATCGCACTACGGGCGTGCCAGGCGTACGTCAGGACTGTGGCCCCCTGAATACCTTCAGTTCCATCAGCAACCGCTGATTCTGCCTAAACAGGTGGTCGCGCTGCTCCACCACCACCTCAAGGCCGCGTATCTTTCCGCCAAGCTCCCAGTTTTCGTAATTTACTCTGGCGATGTTGGCGATTTCTTTTTTGAGTGCTGCCTCAGCAGATGCTTTGCCGGCGGCCAGATCAGCGTTCATCTGGATCAGACCCTCGATATTTTCACGGGCGGCGCGCAGGTCATTGCGCAGTGAAGCGATCTCGTCCTCGAGCAAGGCGCATTGATGCTTGTACATTTCCAGGGGCGTAGGGCATCCAAGCCACTCTGAGGTGTCTTCGTCGATGTTCATGATGGGTCAGCTCGAATACTGTATGCGCGCACAGTAATCGAGCTTTTGATGTGGCGCGATTTTAGGCGACGAGCTGTAGGAGTTACTCCGGAGCCATCAGCACTGCCAGGGTCAGCTTTATAAACTCTTCGTTCTCGTCGATGGTGTGCAGAGCGCCCCGGATATTCTCGGCCACATCTGCGGAACCGCGTTGCTCAACCCAGTTCGAGAGCTCCATGATTGAGGCTTCAAGAGCGAGCTGATTTTCGTAGAGCTTGGAGAGTAGGGAAGGGAGTAGGTCTGTGTTCGGCATGTCTGTTGCTCCTTGGAGTGAACAGCTTAGCAGGGGTCTTAATCTTGGATTTGATTTAGGTCGACAGGACGCCGAGGAATGGAAATTGCGGTGCAGGGGGAAAAATTGCGGAGTAAAAAAAGTAAGGGCCTGCTCAGGTTTCCCTGGCAAGCCCTTGATATCTATGGTGCCCGAACCCGGAATCGAACCGGGACGCCCTTACGAGCGGGGGATTTTAAGTCCCATGCGTCTACCAGTTTCGCCATTCGGGCGGTAGCGCGGTTAAGCAGGGTTGGGAATATATAG